GGCCGAATCGCTTGAGGTACAAGTCCATCGCTTTAACGGATGGCTGACTCGCGAATATGAGCTTGAGCATCTGCTTATACACGCCTGATCGATAACCGGAAAGAAAATCGTCGGCAAGCATGTTCATATACTCGATAAATACGGGGTCTCGTTTCCAACGATACATTTGCCGTTCGCTGATTCCTACCTGTACGGCAATATCCTCGATCGTAAGTTGTTGTTCTACGACTGGGTTGTCGAGTTCGCGCTGCACAAGCAATAACGCTGCTTTTCGTTGTTGCATCGTTAGTTTTGCTTCGAGCTGTTGAAATTTGCGATTCATAGCGTACCTCCCTTCGGTAAAGTTCCGTTCAATGGGGTAAAAGACCCCTCCATATTAATTAGTTACATATTGCTAACTTTTACGGAAATTTAGACTAAATCCAGTTAGGTTTATCGATAATTCGTACTTTTGTACGTTTTGACGTAGCAATCGCCATTTCCAAACTATCCGGTCCGTCATCATGTGCGTTAGTTCCATACTGTTCGAATTGGTCGAGTAGCAACTTTTGCGACCGATGGAACACGATATCGCCACGTTCAATGTCCGGCTGCATCGATTCAATACGTAATTCTTTACGTGACCGTTGCTGTATCTTATTAACGCGCGAATATGCCGGATAGCCAACGTCTTGTAATGCCGCTTTCAAACGGTCAACGAAAAACTCCTGTGCCATTTGCGCCTCGGCGCCGATGCGTGTCGGTTGGTACTTCCGCACCTTTTCGATGATTACTTGCATGTATTCGTCCGGATGGATTCGCGCCAAATACGCATCAATAACGTATATTTTTCCGGTAATTTTATGCTTGGCAATCGTAATACAAGCCGAATAGTCACCACGCTGCTTACCCATTGCGAAGTCTACACCCATGAAAATATCGTACTCTTTCGCTGAAAAATCCATATTATCCCAGTAATAAAACGCGTCGGGGTGAAATAATTGTGATTCTTCGTCGAGTGGATTGTTCATGAACTCGGTATTGAACGCCTTGGACCCATAGTTAACCTTTTCGAGATATAGTTGTGCGAGTGGGAACCGTGCCGGCCATAAAACCTCGGCGCCGGCATCCATTGATTCTCGATGATCCACGTAGAATTGTAGCGCCGCCTGAGCGTTCGGTGTCGGCGTTTCTTCGCTTGCTGTTTCCATCGCGGTCAGTTCGCCCGGGGTCGGTTGGTAATCGCGATATATTCGTTCAAACTCAGCCCACAGCTTTTCATTCTTCGGTGGCGTAATAATCGCCGGAAATCGGTTTTTGATAAAGTCGTGACGTTCGTTAAGCACGTAATTAAGCAGTGAATCTACGTGAACAATCGTTCCCATGAATATAATCGCGGTCTGCGTTGGGTCGTATGCCGGCATTAAGTCCTGGTTCAGCCAATCTTTCGCTTTCTGCCGCAGTTCCGGCGTATTATTCGAGTCGCGCGACTCAAGGTCGTCCAAAATGATGAGGTCCGGTCGCTGAGATCCGTTACGAAACCCGCGAATCTGTGTACCGAGCGATGTCGCTTCCATTTTCGTACCCGCTGTCGTCAAAAACGCTTCTTCCGAGTCCTTTTCGTTGCGCGTTTTCTGCTCAAACAGCAAAATACCGAAGTCATCGCGTAATTTCGTATTATATTTGAGTTGTCCGGCTACCCATTTGATGAATTTCTTCGATCCGGCGTTCGTTTCCGATATAATCAGAATCATCCGACGCTTACGGAATACCGTTTCATGTGTTGGGAACGCGTTCGACAAGTACGCCGACTTTGCGTGACCACGCGATGCAGCCCATGCGATGCGCGCCGTACGGTTTTTGTTCGATACAGAATCAAGAATACGCGACAACTTACGGTGGAATTCCGGTGCGCTATCCATATCGACATCGGCAGTAGGCACGAGATTGTCCGGATTGCCAGGGTTACGTGCTTCCGAGAAATATTCGTAAAAAAAGTACAACATATCGACTTCGGCGCGATGCACACGTTTCAACTTCGTTAATTCTTCGCGGTCACGCCGCAACTGATCGATGTGATACTGTGTGGCCTTACCCGACTTATACAACGCGATCAGCTTGCGTGCGTGCTGCGTGAGTAAATCGATCCTTCGGGCACGTTCGGGTCGATAGAGCCATTTACCGTTAATATATGCGATGATGATCGCCATCCTTTCGTTTAATACACGATGTGGCTTCGTAGGAAAGCCGTAGAGCGATGTTTATACTATTCGAGTGTATTCGTAAGGATACACGTGTGAAATTGACGTACGGGGCTCGTATGGCTTCGTATGAGTATCGCGACGAATACGCCTCGGTTCCGAAAAATTGTGCGGCAGTTTAATTCGTCAGTCAGCCGGAAAATTTCGGGTGCCTTGGGGGTCGCGGCGTTATCTTTCGATTTCATTCGATATAAACATACTCATGTCATGTTCATAACTTAAAAGTATTGACAACGATATCGTGATGCAGTAGTATCAAGGCATAAGGCATTGCCATATCTTATTGTCATATATGAAAGGATGATCACGATGATCTACGGATACGCACGAGTAAGTACGAAGGCACAGCACCTCGACGCGCAGATGGCACAATTAAAGAGTGCAGGTTGCGAACGAATTTATTCCGAAAAGTTTACGGGTACTAAGTCCGCACGTCCAGAGTTCCAACGGTTACTTGCGGAATTAAAGGCGGGCGATACGCTAACTGTTACGAAATTAGACCGATTCGCACGTAGCACATCCGATGCGTTAGCGATCATCAAACCGTTGTTCAAATGTGGCGTACGCGTCAATGTACTGAACCTCGGCACAATCGAAGATACACCGACCGGACGACTGACGTTCACGATATTCAGCGCATTTGCTGAGTTCGAACGCGATCTAATCGTAACACGCACGCAGGAAGGTAAAGAGATCGCAAAGCAGCGTAATGACTTCCGCGAAGGTCGACCGAAGAAATACGGTAAGCAGCAGATAGCGCACGCACTGTCGTTGCTGGGCAATCACTCATATACGCAGGTAGCAGAGATGACCGGAATCAGCAAGAGCACGCTTGCCCGCGCAAAACGTGGAACAACCCCCTGAGTTTCAACCGACATCGTCCGGCCGGACCTTTGTGCTGACACGTGACGCCCGCGGATGAATCGTAAGCCTACATATAATATCTGTGATCGCACGTGACAATGTACGGTGTCATATGAGCGCGTAGCAGACGGTGTGAGCAACGTTATGCATCGTATGGTACGATTGGATGGCGCGGTGATTTCGTTCGGCTACGCGGGCGAAACGAGCGGCAGCTTTCTTTCTTTTCTTTTTAGCGAAACTTTTTCTTTTCTTTCTTGTCTTTGACAAGATTTAAAGATATACGCGAACAAGGATATACGACACAGCAGGTATGAACGTAAGTGAATGCCTGCAATGTATTTGTTGCTATATTACAATTGCTATCTTACACGTTGCTATCTTTACCGTACCTATATAGATACTATCGTTGATACCTATTTAGGTACTACCCATCGTACCTATTTAGATACTAAGGGATTTTTAGCTGGAAAGTAGTCGTCAAATTCGGGCTGAATCTTCTCACCAAACTCGTTAACAATGTACCCATCATCGGTGATCCGCGGACAAAATGATGGAAAGTACCACACGAATCGCTTCGTTCCTTCATAGTGGCTTACTGTTCGTATAATGCCGTTAGCTTCGAGCACCCTCGCTAGCATACGTAGCCGTGTACGGTTGATATGCATGTACGACATAATAAACTCGTAGCTCAAGAAGCATGCGCCAAAACGGTCGCTGATCGATCCATCTTCTCGCCAGTACGTTCCGTCAATATATGATTGCAGCAGGAAGTAAAACGCAATTACATCGCGGAAAGCCGCCGTTCTTCCTTTCGAATGCTCGTGTGCTTCTCGTATGATTCGCGGGAATACTTTTCGTACTAACTCACGGTTATATATTTCGTATCCAGTCGCATCAAGTAGCGCCTGCTTATCGTTTGGTTCCGGTCTTTTTTCCATAATCAACATAGTCTCCTTTACGGCAATCAGCCGTTAATAAGCGAATAGAATTCGTCAACTTCGTCATTTAGCGTTTGGCTACGTTCGAAAAGCCAAAATTGCCGTCGTGTTTTCGGATGCAGCCCCGTACAGATATACGTAAATCCACGAGACTTTAAGAATGTTCGTAGATCTAACGAATAGCAGAAAAAGTAATTACTGGTCATTCGTGATCACCTCGCCACTGCTTAGCAGTAATCTTTTTCGATGGGTCAATCGGATCGATACGTACATAACCGTTGCCTATATCAACTATTTTGCTATTCTCGCGCAGATCAATGGCACTAGATGCTTCGAGACGTTCCGGATAACATTCGTTGCAAAACGGATTTGATGCATATGCTCGACCATCAACTTCCATTATGCGTCCACAAAAATCACACCGTTGCACTTTACGTTCAATACGTATCATTTATCTGCTGACTTCCTCTCTTTTACCCTGATACCTAGCGATGAATTCCGCTAGTGTTAAGCCATTTTCTTTTGCGAGACTCGTAGCAACAGCAACCGTATTTGTTTCGTTGCTTAGATTCATTATTTCCGATAGCCATTCAATAAATGTTGCGTAATTAATCGACTGATCGATCTCAACGATTACCTCGTTACTAACCGAATCATCATCGTTCGCGCCATCAAAGTCATATCTAAAATCACGTATATACCCAAGCATTTCATGGCCGTTAACTTTATAGGTGATTGTTTCGTTGCCCGTAAAGCAGGATTCTGCTATGCGCCACCAACCGAAATTGCTTCGTTTCCATGCGTTTTCATCGACCCTGTTCGAAAAATCTTCAAGCCTACTAAAATCGTTGCTTGACAACTCCCACACCTGATACCAACCGTCTTTTGTTTCAACAAGCTTGCTTGCCCTAATCCCAATATGTTGAAGCAATGAGTCTAAGCTACCGCCCATAACTTGCACTGTTTCCATCTATATGTCGTCCCCTCTCGTTAATTTATCTTGTGGCCATATAAACAATGCCGAGTCTTCCGATATAGATTCCGTAGCTTTTTGTATCATCATCAATATACTTTTCTATGTTGAAAAACTTTCTGTTACTCGGATTACCCCGATACCACCAATCCCCTTTCCTTAACGACCATCCGGCTGCGATCATGTGGAGTCTGTCGCGAAATTTAAAATTGATACTATCGAATCTTGTTCCATGTAGATACACCCGATTATTGAAATGCAAGTTAATCACCCCCACTATTTGTTATTCACCGCGTCTCATTCGCGGCTATGTACGACGCCGAAGCGCCGGTCTTACGTTATGTGTTAATTCTCTACGATACAAACTTCCTTTTCCGTAGATAGTGTCGTTAATTTACCAGCCTCGGACGTGATCTGATATTTACGAACACTCAGTAGTTCTTTACCATTGGCAAATATGGTATCGTACGATCCGTGTCCATCCATGCTCACGAAAACAAGCGCTGGTTTTTGTTCAAACTCCATTACGAATTTACCGTTGTCCGTTTGTTTTAATCGTGGAAGTTCACCGTGATAGCTCGGAACTACATCCACCTCACGTAAAAATAGATTTTCTTTTTGTGATTGTTTCATTTAGCAAGTCCCCTTTTACATTTACTGAGTGTAATTACACCCGTAAGATGTGGGTGAGGATTTGCACCTCACATGACACAATTTATAACAACCGTTAGCTAAATCAGCTATTAAATAGTTCGCAATGTCTATATCACAGTATGTGTCTTATGTTTATCTAAGCGTCTACCTTTTCCGCCACCACATCGGCATTACACTATATAATACGTTCCCCAACGCCTAATCGCGCAGCTTGTACCCATAAATATCATCGAGAATCTTCCATTGCCAATGGTAAAAATGTTTCGTTCTATCAAACGATAAATCACGGCGAAGGTACTTATACGTTTGTTTCCGGTGGCATATTATTAGCACTAACACGAATCTGAACGGTGATAATACGGCTTTCAATACTCCACGTTGTGTATTCAATCCTCGGTCACCCACTCGCTGGCTTGTGGAACAGTCACCGGTTCGTACGTTTCTGCGAAAATATCCGGTTTGCATGGATACCGTTCACCTTTTATTCCTGTGATGATCCAGTCGCCATCGCTGATCTCATGAAATCCTTCGAGTGTTTTAATCGCAGGTACTCGTTTACATTTCGGAAGTGACCCGTTTTTATCAAAGTAACCAACAAACTTACCGGACAGCTCGTAGCAAGCGTAGCCGTCTTCCAAACCTGGAACATATAGTCTAGCTTCGACTTCAACTGGTTTCTTACGATATTTCGCCATCAGTCGGTCACCACCAGTATTAATGCAGGTCCAGTTTCTGCGGTCGCTATTTTTTGTACTGGTCCCTTGCCTTGCGTCTTTACGGTATATCGCTTATACGGGTCAACTTCATAGCTGTATACCCCCGTCCGCTTAACCAGTTCATTAATTAAATCTCGGGTTGTCACATCATGTAGATATGAGTCGCGCTGGAATTGTTCGATTGACTTCGATGCTATATCGGATGTTTTCTTCGTCACAACCCCGACCTTAACTGCAGTTTCGTTCATTTCACGTAATGCCCGTTTAACCTGCGCAATCTTTTCGATCGCGTCGTCAGCATCTACGTTAATTTTTACCGTTAATTCGCTCATTTCGATTCCTCCTCGACAGTGTACGTACTCACCGGCTGTTCCTTCGTAAATTCGCGGTACTGTTTCTTCCGTTCGTTATTCGTAGCTTTTCGTTCGCCAACGGCAATCCGTGCATCGCGATAATCAACACCATCGATGCCAACGAATGCAGCGACCGATAGCGGCACCTCATGTTTTCTACTGCTGTGCTTGCGCGTATGGCTACCGTATTTGCGACGTTCCAGCTGTTGATCGCTCATGAACGGATACTCTTCGATGCTCATTTTGTTACGGCGCTTGTCCGATAATTCTTCGTACAATATTGCGTTGCTCAATCGTTCCAGTTCGCCGCTGTCCGGCCGTTCACCGGTGGCACATACGTATTCATCAATACGTTGCTCAATCGCCTGCGCGCGTGCTGTTCGGTCGTTATAAGGTGGCGTGCCAGCGCGAACATTACGGGCGAAACCGTTTACCCATTCGGCGAACTCGTTGCGGTAATACTCCAACTGTTCCGCGTTCATCTCCATTTTAATCGCTCCCTATCGTAACTATTGCGTTTATTTTCGTTGACATTGATTATTATAAGGCGTATAATTATTCATTTCGCCTATTTATAGTATATCATGCGTTGTTACTTCGTTAAAGTTTCGTCATTATCGCATATTTATATTGACATGTTTATAAATATGTTTTATTATATGTTTACGAAATAAGTAGGAGGTGAAGCGATGAGCGAGCGAAAACCATTTACAACAACCATTGATGAGGATATTCAAGCGTCGTTTAAGGCATATTGTAAAGATACTGGCGCGACTATGAATGATGTGCTCGAAGCTTTTATGCAGGATTATGCTGGTGGAAAGTACGCATTAAAGAAGAAAACCGTCTACACGTTGGACAAAACGAAGTAAAAATTAATGGCAACCCGATCCCCTGCGAAGAGATTACGGATTGCCCATGTGCCGACGAAATGACTCGTCAACATAACAATTATACTCTATTCGCGAATAACTTAGTAGACAACTTACCCATAAGTCATTTTTCGGCTTGTTCGACCCTATTGCATAGCGATTTTTATATTTTGTAAAGAGGGAAGGATGACCGGAATGGAATGTTATTTATTAGATTGGCGCGATGTATTTAAGCAGCAGCATGTAACCACATATTCTCTCGCACCAGTTACGTTAGGCTCACTCGTTCATTTGAGCCCGATGATGGTGACTGGTTTCAGTATTATCGTTACTGCCGGTGCCTTCGCTATTATTATGGCTAAACTTGAACGATACTATGCGAAGAAAGACGATGCATTAGCGGATTATGTACCGATTATTGCTAAAGTCATTTTATCATCTGTTGCGATCGGCGGCATCGTTTACCTCATTGTCGCGAATCCGATATGGAAGCTGTGGTGATCACGATGTTGCTACGATTTAATCCGATGTATCGTAAATTGAACGATTGCTTTCGATCAGCCGGCATCTTTAAAACGCGTCGTGGCTACGAAGTGCTGCCGATTATTCACGCGATCGAACGTAAAGACGGCTATACCGCAATGACTTTTACGTTGCCAAACGGCGTGGATCCGAAACTCGTTGAAAAGCGCGAATATGCGTTTCAGCAAACGTTTGGCACGAATACAGTGGTACACGGCGGGCCGAAAAAGTTCGTTATTCACGTGTATGAGCGTCAAATGCCAAATAAATTAATATACAGGTGGCCGGAGGTTAGCGTAGCTTGCGGTGGGTTGTCGTTACCTATTATTACCGGTGTTCGCGCGGACGGTAAGTTGTTCGCATACGATATGTTCGTGCATCCCCACCTGCTTATCGCGGGCGAAACGGGCAGCGGTAAATCAACGCAATTACGTGCTATTCTAACGACACTAATACGGCTTAAATCACCGCATATGCTACGGTTTGTGCTTGCCGATATGAAACGTAGCGAGTTCGGTTTATTTCGCAATATTGCCCACGTAGATGCGTTATGCAACGATAATGACGCGCTTGCGCTAGCACTATCCGATGTACGACGTGAGTTAACGAAACGCGGCAACCTACTTGATCAATGCGGCAAAGTAAACATTGCTGATCTACCGCCAGGAAAGCGACCACCGGGTATTATCGTATGTATCGATGAAGTTGCGATGCTGCACGGTGACAAAGAATCCATGGAGCTACTCGAAGATATATCAGCACTTGGCCGTGCGTTGGGCGTGTATTTGATCTTATCGATGCAACGACCGGATGCAGACGTTCTTGACGGAAAGTTGAAAGCAAATCTAACGGTTCGTATGGCATTCGAGCACGCAGACGCAATCAATTCGAAGATCACATTAGGCGCGAAAGGTGCAGAAAATCTCGATGTTACCGGCCGCATGCTGCTTAAAATAAAACGACCTGAACTCGTGCAAGCACCATTATTGACCGATGACGCGGCGATAAAGTTACTTACGCCTTATTATCGCGAACCGAGCGTAAAGCAACCGAAAGCAATCAATAATCCACCTAGCCCTTTCGGTACGCTTGATGAAAAAGGAGGGAATGAGCTTGATTGATCGTGATAAACGTATCCTTGCCGACCTCGACCGTTTCCGTTGCATGAGTCGCGATGATATTGCTGCATTACACTTCGTAGGTATACGGTACGCGACCGTGGAAGTTAATCGTGTGATGCGACGATTGCGCGCGAAAGGTTCTGTAAAGGTCGATACCACTCGTAATCCCTACGTATATATGCCGAAGGATGCCCATATTCGCGAAGGCAGTCAGAAGATCAATCACTTTCTCGGCATACTGCGTGTGTATCGCGATTTACGAGCATACGGCAATTTGCAGCAATTCAACGTTGAGCCGAAGTATGGCGCGAAAGGTACGGTTGAGCCGGATATATTCGCGGTATGGAACCGGTCGCCGTGGTTTATTGAGGTACAGCGTAGTAATTACACGGATACCGTAATGCGACATAAGTTAGCGCGATATGAACGATATAGACAATTGGGTTCATGGCGTAATCTCGATTGGCAGCCGAATGGTAAGCCGATATTTCCCCACATATGGATTATCGGAAAACGACGATATGCGAACGTCAATGCGTATCAAAGCGATGATGTGCGTGATTTTATAAAAAACGTGGCACAACGTGCCACAAAATAACAGGAGTGATTCAAATGAGTAACGTATTAGGCGATTTAGGATACGGATGGACAAAAGGATTATCGGAAGGAAAAACGTTCTTTCAGCCATCAGTGGTTGGAGACGCGCGTCAATTAATGGATGAGCAACGTAAGCCTGGCGATTTGATTTATCACGGCGATGACGGCGACTTTTTCGTTGGTGATCTCGCGCTACGGCAAAGTAAGATCCGCTATACGAGTACCGGTGAAGATAAGACGGATACGTGGACAACGGCGGTGCTGCTTAAAACGTTGCTTGCCCGACTGTCCCCGAATGGCGCGTCAAACGTTGTGACTGGCCTGCCCGTAGACTACTATTTAACGCAAAAGAACGGTTTCGTGCATTTATTCGACGCAATTAACGAAAGCGGGCATTATTCCGTCGAAGTAGTCGGACAGGGAACGATACACGCAAACCCATTGATCGCGAAACATAAGATCGTGCCACAGCCGTTCGGCAGCGCAATGGATTACCTATTGGCTGACGATGGGTCGCTTGCTCGTCCCGATATTGCGAAGAAACCGATGCTCGTCATTGATATCGGATATTACACGCTTGATCTTCTCGAACTCGAAGCGATGGAAATCGGTAAAAATAGTCGTAGCCCGCGTAATCTTGGCGTAGACACCGCGTATGATCTGCTCAACGGATACCTTATGGAATCAATAGGTCGAGCACCGGAACGTTTCGAATTAGACCGATATGTACTCGCAGGTGAATACGCTGGGTACGATATTAAGCCGTTAGTCGACCGTGCTTTTCGTTCGCTCGCACAGCAGATCCTATTAGAGATCGAGAGCCAATCGGCGTATTACGCAACTTATTTGCTAACCGGTGGATCGGCGTCATTTGTCGCGAAGTATATCGATCTGCCAAACGTTGTTGTCCTTGACAACCCGCAATTTGGCAACGTGCGGGGCTACGGAAAGATAGGTGCACGGCTATGGGCGAACAAAAGCGTAAGTGTCCGGAGATAATTAAATGCCGGATCCGTGCGAATAAGGACGATGATTTGCGTCGATCCATCGAACAGCTTTCGGAAGGTACCGATATTAGCGATGTGCTACGTGATGCTCTGAGAGCGTGGTTTTTCGGATGGCAACGTGGTAGAACGGTGGTTAATGATGAACAAACGCCGATGCCAATGCTCGCTCGCATCGAAAAGTCTGACGATGAGCTGACGGGTGGGCTTGATGATTTACTAAATAACTTTTAAAAATATGCGCGATTATGGATGCTTGTACGTATTATATAGTGAATAGTAAGTTGACAACAAAAGCGAAATAAGGGAGGTAATTTTAAAATGGAACTGACCATGTCTAAGGTAGTGCCAGGGTGCTTCTATGCTAATGACTACAATGGTGAAACAAATATTGTTTTAGCTCTAGGGAACAGCGAGCACTTTCCTGAATTGATTCGTACAGAAGTCATGTGGCTAGTGAATAGTAATCCAAAGGCAATTTATAAAAATGAAAATACACAAGGTTTTTTTGAAAGAAAAGCTACTGATAACGAAATTAAACTGTTTAAATCTGTGCGATCCCATTATGATGATTTGCCAAAATATACTGAATCTGTTTTAGGAGTTAAGGTTTCTGATCTCAACCTAAAATCTCTCCTTGGAGCGATTAAACAGATTGATTCGCAGAAGATCGCAAAAGTTTAATTCACAGTACGACACTACAACGTATCATAATCATTAATTACGTCAATAACGATATAGTAATATATTCCACCCTACGTCTAACCTCGTGGGGTTTATTCGTTTATACTATGCCGCGCGCACATAAAATAAACGCCCCTTACGGAACTGACCGCGAGGGGCTTTCGTATGTTTATTCGATTATCTCTGTAGCATTATCAGTTTTACGCCAGTAGTCGTAAACAGCGGCAATCCTTCGATGGGCTTCTGCAAGCTCTTCGCTAACTGTTTGCTGCGTTACTCCGGCGATAGTTGTTACGATATCGTTCTGAGTCATATCGTAAATGTACGTGAGCTTTATAATGGCAAATTGCCTGTCCGTAAGCCCAGCGATCATAATTGCGCATTCGAGGTCTACGAGCATGATTACTGCGTTATAATCGCCTTTATCGTAACCACGATCATGCAACGTATTATAGTCGCGCAGCAACGATTTTACGCCAACACTCGTATATAATCCGGGGTATTCATTCGCCAAATTACCGCTTCCTTTCGTTGTTACGTTTGACTTTCGATGAACTTGCGTATACTATGTTAGTAAAACGTTTGAATCGGAGTGAATCGTTATGTCGTTCGAGTGGATTAGCGCGCGATCTTCAAATACCGCATATGTTACGGTAGACAAGCAACAACGGCTTTATTTATCGGCTGATGCCGCGAAACTTATTGATATTCGTAGCTGGCCGGAAAAGTTATTCGTAGGTTACGACAAAGCAAATAAACGAATGGTTATCGGTAAGGCGACGATCGTCAAGGTGCCCGATGTGGAACCGTTTAAATTTGACGCGCGTAGATATGCCTACGCCAAGCCCTTCGTCAAAGATCTCGCGTTGAGTGCGTCAGACCTACCGTTACGTTATGAATACGTTGGCGACGATCTTACGGGTATCGATATACCGAAGGGAACGCGACTATTTCAGCTTGCCGATACCATTGCGGAAGATGACGCTAGGTAAGGTAACAATCGTGATCCTATCGCTTGAATAACATTGACGGTTACAGCGTTGCCCGCCATTTTGTACAGCTGCGAATTGCTGACGCCATTTTCGTGCAACGTCGTGTAATACTCGTCAGGAAATCCCTGTAAACGGAAGCATTCGAGTGGCGTGAGTTTCCGTATACGGTAGTGCGGTGCATTAGTTATACGGGCACCTTCGCCTTTATTCGTTGTCAACGTTGGTGCTAAACCTGTATCTATATCATAAACTTGCCCGTTCATTCCATTACCGGATGGGTTTGTATTACCGATTGATGATACTTGTGGCTCAGCTATGTGCAGATAATTATGCTTAGCATCAAGTGATGTATTACCGCCAGATCTTATTGTTCTACTTATTCCACTTGGCTCAACGATACCATGTCGATCTTGTACGGTTAATGCTGGGATTACGTCATTTGCGGGTTTAATTCGTCGTCCGTTCATTGTTTTGTGATAAAGTTCCGGTGTATAAACTGGATTAACATCATCATCTTTGCGTTCATTGAGTATTTTAATCTCTTTGTCACGCAGATTAGCGACGAGCTTAGCCGTCTTTTCTTCGCTAAGATAGTACCGTTCATCAACGTTACTTTCGAGGATATCGCGAAGTCTAACGTTAACTTCCGTCTGTTCTGGCCAATCGAAGTTAAACGTCTTAATGCCGTCAAGTTGCGCTATTATTCGTTTTCCTTTCGCAACTACGTTGTTTCCTTGGATAACCCATTCGCTCGGCATAACTAAGTCATCACGTACAGCTACGATAAAGATACGTTCACGATTCTGCGGCACACCGAAGTATTTCGAGTTGATGACGTTAAAATCAACAGTGTAACCAATCGAGCACAATGTCGATATGATTACGTCGAGCGTCCGTCCGCTATCGTGTGATATCAGTCCCTTTACGTTCTCAAATAGGCATACTTTCGGCTGTTTCTCTTTCGCGATACGTGCTGCTTCGAAAAATAATGTACCGCGAGTATCCTCGAAGCCTAACCGTTTACCTGCTACGCTGAAGGATTGGCAAGGAAATCCACCGACAAGCAAATCGTGATCAGGAACGTCACTTGCGTCAATCTTCGTTATATCTCCGCGTAACTCAGGCGCACCATTGTACAGTAACTTGTATGCCTTTGACGCGAACTTATCAATCTCGCTCGACAATACGCATTGCCCTCCGAGTCTATCGAGTGCTGTACGAAATCCTCCAATACCAGAAAAAAGATCTACATACGTAAATGTCAATCTATCGCTCCCCTTCGTAATATAATACGAACGCCAACGTCATTCCGCGCATATTTCCGCAATTAACTCGTCAACTTTTTCGTAGAGGTCATCGATTGTTCCATCGTTAATGATCACGTAATCAGCATATGCATCATCGAGATCCGTTTCCGTATGATGCCGAAGGTCATCGATGCTAAATTCGTCATGCTCTGCGTTTGCACGCGCTAACCGAGTTTCTTCTGACGCTGTGACGCGGATGAACGTATACCCAGCGTCTTTCAGCGCATCATATTCGGCATGCTTACGTACATCCGATACACATACGCGATCATGCGAGCTAGCCGTTTTTAGCGCCACATTGACGAAGATGTTCGGATCGATTTCGCAAAGTTTTTCGCCAAGCTGCTGTAGCATTGCGCGATCCTTACGCTCGTGGTTACCGAACAATGTCGTGTAAATCTGCTTCAACGGATCGGCGAAGGCAACCGGCCATATATCGTGCTTCATCCATAGATACGTAGCAATCGCGGACTTCCCCGACCGTAGCTTGCCGATGATCGCGAGTTTAACCGGCGGCAACGGTTTATTATCGATGAACTTCGACAACTCTTCATGCGCCTGCTCGTAGCGCTTATTGCGAATCAAATCAACAATTTCGTTTTCTTTATCGGACAGTAACGTGCTCATTTACGACACCCCGCGATCTGATCGATGATATATCCGATAATGCCCATTGCGAAGAAAATGAGATAATAAACGTAAATATTGATATTGCCGCCAAATAACGTGTGTGAACCGTAGATAACGGCTTTATCAAATCCAAACAGTGACAGTAGCCAACCAATCACTAGCGCAACAATGCCATATCCGAGCATTAGCGATCACCTTCGATAAATACCACGTTAACTGCACCAAGTATGATGATGTCCAGCAAGGTAACGATAATGTCTGACTTACTACTGATCATCGGATATCCAATCATAGTAAAGACTAATGCTACAATATATAACATGATTATTAAATAATCGTATACTAGTACGTATTTTTTCATTATCCCACTCCATTCCGTATCTTTTCATTCAATTCGTGTAGCCGGTCGTACAATTCTTTACGTTCCATATGCAGCTGTGTAAGCTCACGTTCATGCTGCGTAATACAACGTTCTGTTTCCGCAAGATCCTTCGAAATCAACCGTACCAATTCTCGATTTAAAATCACGATAACCCCCTCGATGCGCGAACGATTGTCCACGTAGCTGCTAGCCACATAATTGTCGCGATGATTACGGGTACTCGTACGTTTACGTGAAGTCCGAATGTTATCCCGATTAATAGCGCAACGCCTACGAATAACGCTTGGAAGAATACGAAATAGATGATCGATAAAACTACGGTCGCGAGTGTGCTAATTACGTGTTCTCTCATTCGGCATCACCGACTTCCTCGTATAGTTTTCGTCCTAATTCAACGAGTGATTCACGTAATTCGCGCGGTGATGATGTATCGATGACTTCGTGCAGGCGGTCGTAGCAAACTATGTGCTCCTCTTTCGTAAGCAGATCGTTTTTGTCGAAGTCTCTTCGTAGGATTTCGTCGATTAGTCCTACGATGAGTAATCGGTATTTATCGTTCATTTAATCGTCTCCTTTCGTGATATATTTAATCGTTGTCACTTCTTTTGGTACGACTTCATCCATACCGATCCCAAAGTCGCCGCCTTCTTGGTATACGGTAGCTGGTACTTCACGCCAAACAGAAAAATATGCTGTTTCTCCGTTTTCTTCGACTTTGTACACGTTGGTTTTGTAGTTGGACCAGCGTCCACCTTCTTCGAGTTCACTATGAACTGATTCGTAGCAGTCGAGTAATTCTTGTATTGGTGCTGGTATATCGCTCCAGCTTTCATACGTGCTATCGTATCCGTCAAGTTTACGTAATTCTTCGATCATTTACTGTCATCCTCTCGTGCCATATCAGGCGTAAGTTTTTCAATCAATCCATTATCAATCGCATACCACAAAGCAAGCCCAGCTGCGTCTGACTCGTCGTATGTTCCGCCTTTACCACTCGTAGCGAACTCTACGTCGCCAACATAACGTTTAACGGCGTCCTCTACGTCCGTCTTCGTGGCATTTCCGTTGCCTACGACAGTCTTTTTCCACTGCGCCGGGGTACACGTTACCGGCTCGCCAGTGTATCCGAGTTCTGCGAGTGCTGCGTCCATTTCACGCCACGCCCCGAATACTTTCCGATTGATGTCGACCGATTTACTGCTAAATTTCTCGCGTACAATTACGTCAAACGGCCAGTAGTCGCGGCAGAATAGCACCGTCCAGCTTCGAATCATTGCGTTGCGTGCTTCGTTGCCAAGTTTCGCGTATTTACCGCCAGTTTTAACGTGCGATGATGCGATGAGCTTCGGTTTACCATTTACGACATCAATAACGGTCATCCCAGGAGACGCGAACGAGGTATCGATTCCGAGTATCTGCATATGTTCAGTCATCTACTATGCCATCCCAACGCTTAAATTCAATCTTTGACCGATTAAATTTCATATCACGCTCATGTTCCTCTTGTAACCAATCTTCATAATCATTTACAGCTTCTTTAGCTAGTAAAATTAGATTATTTGCATACTTAGCAAAATCCTCCTCTTTTGTTACGTAGGAATTAACTTTACAAAACTTACGTAGGTTAAATAAGGAACGATGATCATTCTTTAGGTAAACATTACAAATCCACCTAGTATTGAACAAATAGTCTTCTACGTAAACTTTAACAAGATATTTATTATTTCGGCCAATTACTGGATACTTAGTTATTTCGCTCATGCCTTCACCTCCGCGTAATCTTTCGCAAGTTGTACACTTTCCCATTCGTGCAACTTCGTGCTGCAACGGTCAAACTTTTCGCTATCCATGCGGCTGTTCGCTAATCGCGTGCCGATTAAATAGTGGTACATCGTCAGCACATCGGCATAATTAACGTCTCTCACGATGCATCACCGCCGTCCTGGCGGACACTACGAATAAATTCGAGTGCATCCGCATATTCCTGCTTCGCTTTATCGCCAAGTGACGAGTGCTGCATACGGTTAACCAACGCTTCGATATCCGCAAATTCTTGGTCGGACAACGATTTCGCACATGCAGTCTTATAATTGTTAAACGTCCATTTGTCGATATTGAGTGCCGGCGGCTTTTTCGCTTTCACCGCGTCCAGCACGTCAGCAAAGTAATCGCACAGCGCTAGCTTATCGTCGCGCGTAATGCGAACGTGGAATGCACGAATGTCCGGTGACTTGCGATACTCCTCGTCGGTCATATTCCACGACTTCTTCGACGCGTTTACGTACAAGATAATGTAATCATCGAGATCGTACATGATCGAGTAGCCGACCGTTTGCTTGACGTGCTTGTCCTCCGGTTCGCGCATCGTGTGTAACGAGGTTTTCGCCGCCGTTGTCTGTTTTGATTTGATTTCGAGTCCGACGCGTAGTTCCTCGCCATTGAGCGTAGTATATCGCATAATTCCGTCTGGCTGCCCGTAAAGATAAAACGTGTGACCACGATAGCTAATTCGTTTATTCACCTTCGCGAACTCTTCGAACATGGGCTGGCCATTCGCATTAAACTCGAAATGAAACTTCGCGTCAGGCTCGTGCTTACCGATCAGTAATACGTCGCGCTGAATCATATCGCCGATGCTGGTGCCAATTTGCGTCCACCGCGCCTGCCACGGGTGACTGCCGAATGAATCCCGTTTAGCTCCGAGTGTTTTCACGTAGAGTTCACGTGCATCACTTCCGGCAGCCGATGGTGAGAAATAAGGCCGCTTCGGCCAAATTTTCGGCGGATTCGTATACCACCGATGGAGTTGCGAGTCCAGCTCGTCATCCCAGCACTCCGGCGCGGAATGAAACGAATCTAGCATGGATACGAAGTCCTGCGCGATGGTGTCGTTGTATTCCGTCAAATAACCACCGCCTGATCTTCGATAATTTCGCGTACGATCGTAGGAACGTACTTTCCAATGGCTCGCCTGATCGACTTTTCCTCGTATCCTTCTGGCAAGCTATCTGATTCCTCTTTCAGCAGATCATCGTAGATATCTCTGCCTAAGTGTTTTAGAATCATGCCCATATCGGATAAATCGAATGGCTGTTTAATTTTTCCTGCATCGACCATTTTCAGCAGTGACTTGTGTACTCGCGCTTTAGTTGCGAATGTGCGAACGAACTGAGATTCAGCGTCAACCTTCGATGGGTCACGTGGTGCTTTCTGCTTCTGCACCTCGCAGAATTCTGGGCTAACAAGCTTCACATAAAGTTGATGGTCAAACTTATCACGATAGCTTACGTTCTTTACAACGATGCCTTCGCCATTATACGGATCTTTTGCGTGAACACTTCGCCCCATAATCGATTCCAACTGCTCATAGCCGTGATACTTTCCTGCGTACAGAACTGGTACAATCGCAAACCCTAAACGGTATGCTTCCGATACAACATCGGTAAATGGCAAATACTGCGCGGTTACAATATCGTACACATCGAACAAGTAAAATTCGTTCTCGCTCGCGCCATAATCGATCTTATGTTTGACAAGCCATTCGCCAAAATAGATGTACTGTACATTCAGTTTTGTCGCATTGATGTTTCGTGTATATTCGTAGAACCCACGTAAGTTATTATCGGATGATAGTTGTGTATTTCGTGAGTATGCGATAACTTCGCCATTATCTACTCGAAACGATGCATTTGCACCATCAAGCTTTTCTTCGATAACTACGTAATCACCTTTATGAAGAACATTGAGCGTGCTACGATGACCTAGTCGAATAACATCTGTATAACGTTTAATTTCCGTCATCAAATCGCCTCCCACTGTATAATACGTTTATCCATGTCAATCCGCGCAGTTATTGCGGATATTTTTCAAACCACTCATCAACCGTCATACCGTCACCCCAGCGAACCATCAACTCGATATCCGTTTTAAGCGGAATATCACCGAATGGGTAACTGTGTAGCATCAAACCGCGTATTTCTTCGATTTCATTGCGAGTTACATCGATTGGCGCCAATGTTAAATTTTCGTCATGTACCGTACACCATAATCTAAAATCACGTCCGGCCGCCTGTTTTGCTAGGCACCAATGGTACATCGCGTTAATCGTTACTTTCGTTTGCACCGATGCTGATCCTTGTACGCGAGCATTCGTTGCCTGACGTAGCGCCCGATTAATGGTACGTTTGGATTCGCCACGGTCAACGCGCCATGCTTTTTCACGTAATGTAGCATCAGGAAGTCGCCGCTTACGGTACTGTTTATCGGCCCATACGTAACCGTGATGACGTACGAATTTCTTATTTTCTTCGATCCATTCGGCAACCTTAGGCATGCTCGCGAACAGATCATTAAGGAACTTGTCGGCTTCATCGACGCTAATACCTAGTTGCGTAGCAAGCGTATACTTCGATGTCCCGTATACCGTTGCCAGTAGCCCAACTTTCGCCTTTTTACGATAAACCGTACCATCACCGCATTCTTCATACGGAACGTGGAAGATTCGCGCTGCCATCGTTGAATACAAGTCTTTTCCGGACTTATATGCTTCGACAAGCAACGGTTCCTGCGTAAAATACGCTAGGCATCGGTATTCCTGTTGACTAAAGTCTGCGCCGATTATTACATATCCCTTTGGCGCGACGAATAGCTTACGAGATTCATGCGACTGGTTTTGCAGATTGACATGATTTCCACCGCTTGAAAATCGTCCCGTTACAGTTCCCATCGGGTTAAACCGTGCATGTAATCGTCCCGTAACTGGATTGATCTTCGTTGGCAGCACGCTAATGTACGTTGAGTACAATTTAACGAGCGATTTATATTCGAGAAACTTCGCAATCACCGGGAACTTCGATGCCAACGGTTTTAATACTTTCTTCGCGTCGGTAGATTCGAGTTGCTTACGTGTGATCCGTTCAAGCGCTTCTTTCAGCTGCATCGGACTATTAAGATTAATGTCGCCAATTTCCGTATGCAATTCGTTTTCTAGCCGTTCTATATCGTGCTGCATTTGCACACCGTACGTCTGCGCGTATTCTGTATCAATAACGAATCCTGTCCGTTCCATTGCGACAATCGCCTGGATTAACGGCACTTCGACATCGCGATAATAGCTTAGTATCGTCGGCATCTTTTCGAGGTACTTACGCTGAAACTCGTACAACTTCCACGTAATTGCTGTATCCTTCGCTGCGTACACAAGCGCAATATCAAGCGGCACCGTTGCAAATTGCGCATTCTTACCGAATAATTGCTCGAAGGTGTCTGATGGCTCGTGTAGGTATCGCGTAGCTAACTTTTTTAACTGGTAGGACGGTTCATTTTCGTTAAGCAAGTGCATCGCGATCTGTGTATCCCACGCAACGCCTACCACTTCGATGCCATAGCGCATGAACATCTGAATATCGTAGTTTGCGTTATGCAGCACCTTTTTAACGTTCACGTCCGTCAACATCGGAGTTAATCGATACAACACGTAAGACCGTGGTAACTGCTGCTTAGCGTCAATATGACCGACCGGTATATACACATTCCAATTGGCATTCGGTGAAGTAAGCGAGATGCCTACGATATGATCCGCGTATACATCAAGTCCGGTTGTTTCCGTATCAATCGCGATAATTGGCTCGGAAGCTAACGAATCAATCAACGTTTCAAATCGTTCATACGTCGTAATTAATTCGTAGTTATTCGGTGTATTCGCGACCATTTCATGTAGCTTATCTTCGCGTTCCAACTCGGCAAGCTCGGCGTATAACCGCAGGCATTCGGCTTTACTGATTCGCTTCGATCGGCCCGTTTTCGTATAACGATCTTCGGCATGACGCGATAACTTACCCGAATCGATAGCGCTACGCACGGCTGCGAGTTTCTCACGATCAGCATCCGTCAATTTCATCGCAAATATTCGTTGCCAATCGTCGGCAGTTACATCGCTTACTTTAGCCCGCGTTTCTCTACGGAGGGCAATACGGTCGGCATCGGTGTTCATCGACATTTTCATTCGGCAACATCGTAGTTCCGGTCGCTATCATCGATTACGGTTACTTGCGAGCTTGCTAGCCATCCGACAGACTCGATAGTTCTAAATGCTATTCCAGGGTACTTAGAAGGTTGCGGATTATCTATAAAACTTTTTACCGTATAAATTCTCTCTATTAAATTACTTTGTACTTTATCGCCGACTTCGATGCCTTCCGGTTTTGGCGCATGAAGATACTCGTCTGGAACGGCAAGTCCAAGTGCTCTACGTAGCGCGATTGCTTTTCCAATATGAGCGTTAAATACGTCATCCGGCGCAGCTTTGGCGATACCCTTTTCGCGAAGACCCCCGGTATACTTTCCGGATACCAACGCAACGACTATTCGGCTCTTACGGATAACGTCAAATTTTACAGTATTTGTTTTTTCGCGAAACGTATAATTACCATCATGATTTCGTTTGCTACCTTTCGCTTTCGCGATTATATAGGCTACGTCAGCCTTCGCCTTTTTCACGATTTCGCGGCGAGTGAGTGGCGCAATATTATTAAGTTGGTCTGGGTTTGCAAATCCAGTCTCACTATCATTATTTAATTTTGAAAACGCCACGCGACCCTGATCTGGGGATATTCTATTATCCACAATACGAACTACTTCTCCTTCACTAAAACCATAAGTTGTTTCGCTAAGCTTTATTAATCGCGCTTTTTCGTCAACTTTAAACGTATGCTGTCCATCTCTTTCGTACGTAACTTTAACGTCCGACTCATCAATCTGCGCGCCAAGCACCTTCCGGATATCTTCCGCGTTTCCTTCGAGTGTTACCTTCATACAATCGCCTCCACATCGTCATTTTCGTTTAGCTTCGTCCACTTCGGATCGCTCTTTTTCGTCCAAAATTCCGATTGCTTGCCGTCGTTCTCGATCACATATACGTCGCGCCCATCAACGCCCACGATGAGATCGACATCACTCGTTGGGTACGCCTGCTTTGCGTGGTTACGCGCTTGGATGATTAAGTAGCCTGGCCGGTCAGCACGTTCGCGAATTGTTTTCACCTGCGCTTTGAGTATCCGTCCACCCTCCGGCGGCTCTACGGTTAAATCGTATGGTCGCGTAGCTACTGGCTGGCAAACGTCCCACCCTTTCGCGAGAAATGCGGTCATTGCGATCAACTCAGACCGGTCACCTTTCGTTAACTGTTCGTCCAATTAATCGCCCGCTTTCGTTGCAATCGTATCGATATTTTCCAACGACGTGAACAGTTGAGCATGAACGAAGTCTCCGTCATCAACGCTAGCGGCGATTAAGTCCGCAACATTTTCGGCAGTTTCGTCGGTGATCGTGAGTTCACGACCGTTTTTCAATCGTACGGTGAACGTATGTGATGACGTTGGTGACTCGCTGGCGATCGGCTCGAGTACGAGATATTCTTCTCTAACTACTAATCGACCATCTGTATCATAAACATCTCCATCTTCGCCAAGTCCAATAACGGAAAGCACATCGCCGTTATTATAACGTGATTCCGAAGGATAAATATTAACGATAAGTACTTTATCATTTTGGTCGGCATCAACATCGCGCAGCACATACAATTTACCTTCGTACTCATACGTATCACCATCGTTGTAACTCTTTGGCTGTTTCGCGTCTGCATCTTCCAACGTCAGGAACTCGCCTTCTTCGACGTAATACCAATTATCGTTATCATCGCGGATACTATCATCACTATTATCGATATTAACCGGCGTGGTTACTTTGCCGTAATACGAGTCGCTGTCTTCCGTAATAATGACGAGTTCGCCATCGCGCGGCATACGTTTGCGCAAGGTATATGATTTTCCTTCATAGGTATATGACGCGCCATCTTCGAATGATTGCGTTGATGATTTGTCGTCATCGAAAATTTCGAAGTCTCCGAATCCTACACTTGCGCAACTTCCAGGTAATTTAACCCCATGAGTACGTAATTCAACAACTTCCCGTATATCACCGATTGAAAATCTATGTGTATCCCCGAAAGGAACCGTTGTATTTTCGCTATTTCCCATAATCTTTACGCGAGTACCAACGGACAGTTTCGCGAATGTATCATGAGGGCGCAACCAGTTCCTATCATTATCATTATCAAGGAAGTGTGGGTCACCATCCGAATCGATTGAAACCGCTTGGTAAAACGATCCTTTATCAATACTAATATCGCTATCACAAGCACGTACCAAATTGCCAACCTTCGGCTTACCTGTTGTCTTTACGTACACATCACCGTCAAACTTCACCGCGTTATCTGCGAGTTTTTCAACGTTTAATTTCGCCAATCTTATCGCCCCTTTTCGATTTTTAGAACGGAATATCTTCGTCTGATACTTCGATCGGTTTTCCATCGTTAATGAATGGGTCGCCGTTATCAATTCCGATTCTGCTTACGTCAAACCCGAACTTTTCGAGATCCTCCGCCTGATCATCGATGGACTTTACGCTTAGCACTTTTTCGTAGAGATCATCGGGCACCTTCGCGTCTGCTGTGGCTTCGAATACTTTCGCTTCGGCATCCGACAAGTCCTCGAGGTCAAGTGGCGTTAAGCTAACGACTGTACTCGTTGATTTACCGTCCTTTGCGAGTTCAAACGGCTTGCGATCGAGTTTCTTCGCACTCTTTTCGATCGCGGCGATAATGACTTTCGCCTGTGCCTTCGACAAGTCAACAACAATCGGCTGGCCATCGGCAAGGTTAATGAATCCGAGCAAGTAACGTGGCTTCGGCTTAATTTGGTACGCTTGATTGCGAAGTTCGTCAGCCTTCGTTTCATCACCGGCATCTTTCGCTTTCTTCGCGTCATCATACAGTACGGCTGCGGCTTTCTGATATAGGCTGCCGGGTTCGACCGGCGTTGTCCAAAATACTTTATAAACCGATGCCGCAAAGTACTCGATAAAATCGGCTGCGCTCGCAATACGTACTTTAAACGATGTACCACTTTTTAGCGAAACCAATGCGTTGCTAAGATCTTCCTTTTCCGCCAATGCCGATTCAGCTGCCGCCTTACCCTTTTTCGCGATGTAACTCACGTACAACACGCTCCTTAAACTGTTTAATTTTCACCGCCAATATTTCGACTACCGTTCCCATGCCAACTACCGCGAACATCAGTATAAATGCGTTGCATAACCGGCTCATGATACGAAACCTGCGACTGTTTTCGCGACTATACAATGTTGCTTAGTGGCTTCGGCAGCTTCCGTTTTCAATTCGTCAATTCGCATGCTGATCGCGGCAATTCGTGCCTTGTACGCCAGTATCTTCGCCTGTGACCGCAATCGCGTAAGCGCTAATGTTAACTGTGCTATTTCAACGTTCAACTCCGCAATCGTGCGCTCGTTAATCCGCTTCACGCGTTGCTCGACCGTTTCCGCCTTACGTAGCTCTGTACGTGCCAACTTAACGAATCGCTCACGAATTGTCCGATCAGCTGCGCTATGATATCTCGGATTATTCGGTACAATAACGGTCATGATCGTGGTCAAATCGTCGCTTACGACCAAACCAACGTCGCGACACGAAAATAAATACGCATGCTTTCCGTCAATTCCGGTTATACTACTGATAAATCGTGATTCGCGCAGGTGGTCGATTACCCACTTTGATGCGGTTTTATGCGATACCTTAAACCGTTGTATTGCACGATCAATCGCGTGGTTACTTACACGCGGAAGATGGACAGACCAACGATCACCAAAATTAAATCCATTCATTATAATCAGATCCTTTAAAATTAGATTTTTGATAAAAATATGGTAAACATATATTGCATCTATACAAATTAATTAAAAACAGTTATTATAAATATGTGGGCATTGACTATAGTCAACATACTATAGACAACACCATATTAAACAGATGTATTGCAAATACAATTAGCAACTTAAATAATCGTGGTAGTCGCCAAACAACTCATGGTTATAATAGTTTGCTAGCTTACGAATGCATCGTGAAACAGTGTCTGGTTTAATTCCAGTGATACGTCCGATTGCCGTCGGGCTTAATCTTCCACTGGTATCATCAAGTGCCACGCTGATAATGGTCGATATTCGATCATCGTCTGACTCGCGCATTAGATATGTGATTAGCGCCAACTGATCACGAACCTTTTCACGAGTATCTATTAGTTGCCTTGAGATAATTAAATCAAACATTGATTGCCCGCTTGAGTCATTACGGTTAAGTTGCGACTCAAGCATTTCTTTTTGTTCTCGCCGATCTGATTGTCGAAGTTTATCGCACCTTGCATTTCTTACCGAGAAATTGAAAAAGTTTCTAAAATCGCTTTTACCGTCGAACTTTTTCACACATTCCATTAGCTTGTCCTCGTAAGTAGCAACTAGATCATGAACATCAACATGAATACTTGCTGCTATCTTGCGAAGTACATTTGTTACAGGAATGCAATCACGGTATATGATGCTGAACAAATCGTTATCCCTTGTTCGCTGGTAAATCTCAACAATCTTATTTAGTTGTTTACTATCCAAGTGTGGAAGACCTCTTTTCTAAATTAGCGTATTTAAAGTCTACCATATCTTTTTCATTGTAATGAAAAAGTTGACGAGATTAACAAATGTAATTTGGTTCAATTAGGTGAACCACACAAATATTACCAACCTCCTCCGCCAGGATCAGTTACTGATGTCGTTGTCACACCACCACTAGCGTTTGAATACTCATTAGATCCAGTAAACGCAAAACCAAAAACTGAAAATGAAATAAGCACTACCAAAACTAACTGTTTCATTAAGCACACTCCTATTGTATATTTATGAGTTCTCCATCAAAATTCTTGATGGGACTCGGAACTCATCAAATTTTATAATGCTCCGATAAACTACATGTGCCCAAAATTTATCGCCAGAAGCTATCATTTTTACTAGCACTTCAAACATCTTTTCTCCATCATCATTGGCTAATGCACAGTAGTAATCACGGAACATTGTTCTTGGTATAGAGTTGAGTATTATTATTGCTTTTTCTTTGCTTCCCCATCGCGCCTCATAATGTGCTTTCTCTGATACATCATTTATTTGTTCTGGTCTGATCCTTCCACAAAGAACACGTATAAATACTTCATCCTGCTCTTTTGCTACTTCTGCTTCTATAAATCTCCCGTACCGCAAAAGCTCATTTCGGTATTTTTCCATATACTTTATCGATTTATCAAAGTCAGAAAACATATATGACGCGCTCAATATATAATACGTTTCAACTTTGCATTCACCGCATATTTTCGACATTAAAATTTTATTTATTTCTTCTCGTGCTTTTTCATAATCGTTATCTGCAAATAGATATAACCCTGATCTTATTAAATTAGTTTCTTGTGAGATAAAAAGGCGATAGTATTCATCAGTTAAACTACCAATAACATCCTCCAATAAAGGTATATACGGTCTCATGATCTCGTATTGCTTTTTTCGGTGTAATATGAAGCAATGTAGTATTAGTTTTAAACCTTTTGCTTCAATGTTCCGCGGAAATATCCTCTTTAATCCTTTTTCTGCTTCGGAAGTGTTGCCCTTATAATATAAAACGAAAAAATTAATCACCTTGGCAAGTTCGGCATTTTTTCTATTGCTTGACTTAGCTTGGATTGAAACCACTCTTTCTAAATTATTTATATCTCTCATAGCCAGAAGATAGAGCATTAATCCTCGGTAATTATCAAGCCTGCTCATATACGCATTAGGATCTAGAATAATTCTTGAAACATACTTTTTTTCATCCCCGCATAAAAACCTAATAGAGTTAAGTAAAACAGGAAAACTAAATTCTTCTTCTCCATTAAGGTATTTTGTCAAAAGTGAATTGCTACATCCGATGTGCCGCGAAAGTTGGGCTTTAGTAATTACTTTTCCAGTTTTTACCTCATGATCTTCGATAGCTTGTTCGAAAATTTCCCTTAGACTCGGCATATTTTTCACCCTTACTTTAAATTTCATGAATAATTTGGTATGCTATGAGTATATTATATACTAATGGTTCGCTTTAGTGAACCTTTTTGGAGAAATTAGGAGGATAGTCATGCCTAGTGAAAATAACGAAATGTCTTATGAACCATTGTTCAAGACGCTTGCTCAAAAAGGATTAGTTTTAAATGATCTCCGTAAAGGTAGAAGTGATGTAAATCTCCTTCATCCAACTACCATATCAAAAATTAACCAAAATAAACCAATATCTATGGAACAGATTACTAAATTATGTGTTGTTCTAAATGTACCAATTGAAAAAGTTGTTAAAATAAATATATAAAATTAAATAATTGCGGAGGAACGCCGGCATGCTTTACAAGGTCGGACGTTGCCTGCTCGAAGATATCCTCGAAAGTAAACGGTTGGAACGAAGCTACTTAACCGATAAGCTGCACATGTCGCGGCAACAAATCAACGATTACATCAGCCATCGTCGCGTAATGACGTTACGCACTGCGAAGAATATCGCGGAAGTCCTAAACGTAACCATCGAGGAACTTTACGAATTTGAGCAGGCATCCCGGTAAATCCGGGCGTCCTTCCGTAACGTACGTCATTTGACGTACAGAGCATTACGTAATGCATCATCGATCGCTTTCGTTCCCCCATTAATCAACGCTTCATTCGCGTCTTTCCACCTCGCGTCTACTCTCGCTAGTTTCACTCGTTTTCTCCTCGATAGCCCTTCGATCAATAATTCCCGTAATTTATCGCCAGCCTTATCGTTATCGCTTAAAATAACGTACTCATCGATAGGCGCTCGTAATAGCACGTCTAACTTTTCTCGCCCAAACGCTACACCACCCGTTGCCACTGCCGAATAACCCGATTCGACTACCGACATTGCATCGATCTCAGCTTCGAGGATCGCGCAAACTTTCGGTCGCTGGCGATAAACTACGTCAATGCCAAATATTAAATCACGAATTGGCCACGCGCCTTTTTCGTACCAAAACGCTTTACCGTAAACCTTACGATACTTCACGTTGGCTAAGTTACCGCTGGGCAACCGCCAGGGAATCGCAATCGCCTGCGAATCAGTATCGTAGCGAATATCAAATAACTGCTGCGTCGCGATCGATATGCCCCGTCGAGTTAGATACGGATGAATAGTCGATGGCCCACTTGGCAACTTCGATTCAGGCAGTGCCCGCGGATGATAGATCGAGTGTAGTCGTGGCGCGGCGATATGCCAACGATCATCATCGGTGAAGTCGTTGACGAGGTCGGTACCGTACTTTTCGTGCAGATACTCGTCTGTTTCTTCTTCCGTTTCGTGACGAAGGTACGCCAGCAACTTCGTGATGCCGCCGCGAGCATAGGATTGATCGTAATGGCCAAGATCGGCCCAATAACCGGCTTTCGCATGGCTTGACGGATTATCACGTAACCATACATAGAATGATGGCTTACGATCATACCGGAATGGCGACGCAGCCAGCAGCTTGTCATCCGTCCACTCGGCGTTTTCCCACTCAAATTGTTCCAGCTCGGCGCGAACATCCATATATGATAGCCCTCCTTAATAGTCTAAATTTTTGTAACAATAAATTAAAGTGGTAAATGTTTCCAATCCATAGGTAATTTCAACCAATTTTATAAAATGGTAGTGTAAACTCGCCAGCTATTTCTTCGCCGCTTGGCATTTCGCGAACAATACCAACCGATGGAATATACGACAGTTCAATTTCCGTACCCTCGCCACCATCGCGCCCCTTATTCAGCCAAATATAGCCTCGACGTTGTTTATAGTCGGTATCCACCGCAATCAGCATATACGCATCTTCGAGCAGCTGTTTTGTTTTCTTAACGTCAGCACGTTGTGGCTGTTTCAGCTCGCGGTCGCCTTCGTCTGTCTTATCATCCTTCGACTCATCCGCCTGCGTGATCGGAAACACTACGGCATGCAATCGGCCAGCTAGTCGGCGTAATGCGATACTCGTGGCTGCCGCATCGCCACCGGCCGTTTTCGATGTATTACGCTCATAGTCGAGATAATAGAACGGATCCACTACGACTACATCGGCTTTAGTCGCGAGTATATCGGATTCCAGCGCTCGCAGGTTACGCTTGTTAAAATCATCGTCATCTACGCTGCGCACCGTGATACTTCCTGGCATCAACTCGTTCATGCGCTTGAGGAAGTCGCGGAATCCCTCTTCGAAGTCATCGCCTAGATTACCTGCGCGAACGTCTGCTGCATTGAATCCGGCTGCTAACGCTTCTCCATCGAGTTCTACTTTCGTAACCTTTTTCCGTGCGGATAAGCTAACGTAAATACGGACGAGCACTTCGAACCATCCCATTTCCATCGACCAGATCAGCACATTCGCACCCTGCATCGCCATGCCAACGGCTTCCTCGATCGCAATGACCGATTTACCACGCCCAGAACGCCCATATATCGTATAGACGTTGCCGGACACGTAGCCACCAACTTCACGATTGATTTGCGGAAATGCCGACTTCCATACCTTGAAGCTATCTCCGGACTTACGGCGTTCATATTCTTCGATAAACTTGTCAGTATCCGTTTTAACATTCGTGCCAACTTCTTGTCGAACGCATGTTCTCATTTTAATATTATCGAGCTGTTTCGTCAATAGTTCGATAGTTTCTTCCGCTGATTTTTCGTTCAGCCAATCTTCGGGTGCTTTCGTCGCGAACAGTGATTGTAATGCGCGCTTGCCGGCCGCATCCTTGAATCGTTCGACTAGCCACGGAAACCCATCGCTCACATGTGGAATATAAATAGCGGCGAATTCGGGAACTTCCGCAGCTACGAGATCCGCGCTTGGCGCCTTGCCCCCGTTTGCTGACGCATAATCGTTAATAAACGTAAATGCATGGCGTTCGCTATCTGTATCGAACATGGACGCGTCGATGGCATAGCGGGTAAATGCCTCTACATCGTTGTTATCGCAAACTTTCGAAAGAATTTCCGGCCCGAACAATTAAACCACCTCGTTTCCATATCGTTCATCCCACGTATCTTCGCGCTCAATTTCGATTTGCTCGCGGCATAATCGTTCCTGTTCGCGTAATTCATCTAACGTATAGCCATAACGCTCCATTTGCGTGATAACTGGATTATCGGGTACATCAGTCATTCGGCCACACCCTTTCTGCTAGTCCCGGGTACAATTCATCTAGCTTGTACACTGCAAATTCAATGCCCATGGCATAGCCTTGCTCGTACATGTCACCATCTTTGTCCCACTTCTTATCTGCTTCGCTATAACAGTCTCGAATTTGTTTAAGTGGAGCAGGCATCTTTATCACCTAGCCAATCTTTTACGTCAGGATGCTCTTTGGCGATGATTTCAACGACATTATCAATTAATTTTTCGCCTTTTACTGCACCCAAAGCAGTAACATCTACTGGTCCTGCATATGCATCACGCAAGATCCTTAACTCCTCTGCTGGAGACATCGGATTGACGATCTTCTTGCCGCTTCTGCAAGCCTTGATTACCTTGTGAATCCAATCAAGTGACATTACGCCTTCACGATTTCTCATGAATATGGCGAATCTAAACTCTGGTGAATATAGTTTGTCGTCTTTATCGCTTTGCCCTGCATTTAGATCTTTTAATTCAGCTTCCGATAATCTAAAAGGAAGCGTATATGGTTCACTCATCGCTCTTGCCCCATTCAATCACTTTCAACGCCGCTTTGCATATAGCGTGTGGTGCTGATTTATCTCTAGCTGAGAATGATTCATGAAGTTGATTTTCTTCAAAACCATCCACAAAAACCGCTACCCATGCACGTGGATCTTCTTCCCTGCGAATCTCACATAATCCAAACTTTTCGGCTACTTTCCAAGCATCATCCACATCTTCTGTTGGATGGAATTTATACAAAACATTTTCTTTTATATTTCTGTAGTAAACATATTGACCAGACACTTTAGTCCCTCGCACGCCTACATCTTCATATCCCATCGCCTCAGCCAGCTTGCGGTCGATCTCAAGATTAGTCATGCTGCGCCTCCTCGATCAGTCGTTTGATCTCTTCATAGGACTGATTAGCATAGTAGCTACTTGTACTTTCTCCGAGTGAAAAGATGCGTGTTAGTTCATTGTCGTCGCCCTCACAAACGGATTCGATTCGGCTTATATTGATCAAATGTTTATAGCAGTCACGATCAGTTATTTCAATAAATCCTTTCATCCCATCAAACCCCTTTCCACAATTTCCTCGATCACTTCGTTAACCCGTTGTCTCTCGTACCATTCGCGTCTAATATCGTCGTCATGCGTACGATTATATTCGTCAAGCAGATCGTCCGATTTCGTTTTCCATTCGATTCTCCGCTGCGCTTCCGCTTGCTGCTCGTCTACTACTTCGCGGTCATGGTCGATAGCGTCCGGATCTACGGTCATCGATCCATACGTATCTTTTACGAGCCAATTTTCGTTATACCACCGATCATCACCGATAATTTTGTACACGTACGCGTCTGTGCGCTTGATATACCGCACGTCTGACACTTCGTACACTCTCGGAATAAAATCGCTGTCTGCACCCCACATTTCGGTAGTATACGGGCAGGTAACGATTACTTTATCGCCTACTTCGAAAAGTGAGCCGTATGACTCGTAAACTATGTCGTCCCGCTCCGTTTCGTCAATCGTCGGGTACTTCGGACGCGATACGAGATAGACGATGGCTGCCGATGTGATTCCGATTAATCCTGCTGTTTTCCAGTTCATATGCGACCTCCCATGATATAGTCAACAGATATACTTATTATCCGTACATTTTATCCATTTCTGAGTAGGGCATTAATTTACGTCTTGCTTCGGAAGTTGCACGTGCTGCGTCAAGTTCATTATTAAATAGCCCGAGGTATTTTCTCTTAGTATTTAACATTGTATATGCCTCCCATTTCTGAGCCCTTTTATTCCAGGATACGCCACGATAGTTGCTTGACTTGTTATTTCTATTTGATCCAAGCCTATTTTGCATATTTTCAGCGTTAGTTACAATCCTTAGATTTTTCTTCTTGTTATCTAATGTATCATGATTTATGTGGTCGACTAATTCACCATACTCAGGGTTCATTATTAAACGGTGCATCTGTATTGACTTTATTTTTCCGTTTAATTTATAGTGTGCTTGAGCATAAAACCCCTGTGAATTTCTACTATAAAATACAAACCACGCATTATATTTCGATATCTTACATAAGTCATCGGTATCAATCAGTACTTCAAAATGCCCGTATTTTGGAGATTCAATAAATACCGCTGTTATATCACCACTAATTTCGTACCCATTTTTAATGTTCATCTCATTCTTTCTAAAATTAAGATCTAATTCCTCGTTTACTTTCATGCGTCATGAACGTAATCTCAAAGCATCGTTCTCTTACGCGATCTTCCAAACGTTCATCAAATACGTTCGCTAGCTCGTCAATCGGTACATTCGACGTGTATATCGTGGGCAATCCGTTAACCACCCGATAATTAACGGTAGCATGTACAAGTTGCCGGAATGCGTCGCTGGCTGATCGCGTAGCTAGATCGTCAAGTATCGTTAATCCTGCGTGTTGTGCTCTATTCATATCAGTAGCCACTGCCTGCAATCCGTCCTCATCATGTGACATTGCCGCGACATTGTACCGTAACTGAAAATCGTTAACATCGACGAAATAGCCGATCCTCTGCGGTGGCGTACGTCCTTCCTTCAACGCAGCTACGAATTGTGTCGCCATGTAGTCGATCAGCAATCGGCAGGCTGTTGCTGTCTTACCTACGCCTTTGCCGCGACTGAACAGATACAACGATTTTGGTGCGTCGCTCTCGCTGAATGAACGCTCATACTTCGGCAGCCATTCGGCCAGCCCAGCGGCGTTACTTCGCACACGTCTGTTAACCTTCGCAGTGATCCGTATAGGCACGTCAATCATCGGTGCGGATAAATAGTCTACCGGAATGTTTGCGGAGCTTAGACGGGCGCTGAACGCGTCACACGCAGCGGCGAGTGGGCTGCCAGTGGCTGGCGGCGTGGTGACGTTGGTGAAACGTAGGAGCGGTGAGTTAGCGTAATTACTCATATATTTCCTCGACCTTTTCAACCTCATTGACATTGATAAATATGTTATCCCACGTTACCCAGTTGTAAGTTGCGAACTCATTTTTCAAGAAATTAGCTTTAAACCAGTCTGCAAACTGCCCGCGGTAATGCGTTTTTGAAAGAATAATATTCGTATTGCCCGATTTAAACGTAATACGTACTCTTAAATTATCCAATTAGATTCCTCCTTCAAACAATATCAAATTTATTTGTTTTATCTGGTGTAAATGACAACATACTATATTGGCCGTCTCTAATTACTTTTTTAATTCCTATCGTCTCATTACATAATCTAATTGTCGCGTTAAGATGATAGTCGAAAACGAAAAGATCCTTTACATTTTGAACAGCTAACATTGGGGTTGTATCTGATATTTGCAGTAAATATGAATGACCAATTCCATCTCCAACAACAACATAAACCTTTTCTTTTGGTAACGTTGTGTCAACTGTTTCCGCAATTATCACATCACCAAACCATGCATTAACTGCATGATAATCTTCATTACGTGCACTAGACTTGCGAAATAATTTCCAACTCATCGTTATTCCTCCCGTTAAATAAATTCGCTCAAATCCACGTCGTCATCGACAATCTGCGTCTTTCTATCGTCATACTTCGTTCGTAGTACGTCTGCCTGCACCCTTTGCAATTCGTCGCGGCGATAACTCCATATGAAGCCGAAATTGACCGCTGGGTATTGCGGTGTTGGCCGGTAGCTTTCGAGACATCGTTCGATGAACCGGCGCATGACTTCGTTGCCATACGTCGCGCACGCCTGCTTCAACATCCCTTTTTCGGCAAGCCAACGTGAAGCTAACGTTCCGCGACCGAATGGCGCATAGTCGACACTGAATCGTGCTTTCGTTTCCGCAATCAGCCATGCGTGAAAATGTGAAACGTTCCATTCGGTGATCGGAATCGACTCGTAATCTACGCCTGGGCTATTCCGCGACAAGGTAATCACCTTCCGACGGATCCAACAACGAGAATACGACGTAATCATCAGTCTGCGCGTAATTCGTGATGAATCCAATTTTTTTCGTAATAACGTATCCTGTGTATCCGAAATCCGGTCCCCATTCGCGAAGTACAACGAGATCACCCTCGTGGTAATCACGATCATTATTGCGTATTTCAAATTTCTTTGTACCCGCGACAACAGCCTTGAAATATTCCGGTAAAATTTTTAACTCATGAGATGCTAGTTTCATTTCGTTCCCTCTTTTCGTTACACTTTCGGATAGCTTCGTCAATCATCTTCGGATCAATTTCCGCGATAATAGCCTGTAATGTACCGCATCGATTATTTGCCGATATCCACCAATCGTATAGTTCGCGTAAATCCTTCAATAATCGTGGAATGTCCTCGCGGGCATGGGCGATGAACTCGGCGTCATTCTCACCCCTGTGCGACCATATATCTGCTACTGCAACGTGTTCACTATCAGCAATCGAATCATATATGAGTGAACCGGCATTATCGCGTCTAGGTACAGTATGCCACGGCCCTTTCGTAGCATTATCGCAACGTGCTTCGATTTCCATAAGCCGTTCTTCGGTTAATCGTTCCATCATGCATTACCTCGAATCATTTCGTACCAATAGTCAGGATTTAAATGACATTGATATCGATTATTTTCATCCTGTAATCGCCTAATCTCCGCAATCAGCACCGGCACATCTACGCGAGCAATACGTTGCAACTTGTCCACGTTATCGCCCGCAGTTTTCGCATCAAGTTCTAGTTCGCGTAGTTTACGATCATTCATAAAGTACTCACCGCCTGCGCAACCGCTGTAATCGTAATGCCTATCCCAGTTAGCATACCGACCAAGAATGCTAATATTACGATAATTGCATACGTAACTTTACCCAAACGTCAATCCCTCCTAAATTCGAGACTATCCATCGTAACCTCGTCAACCACTCTCGCCATTAGCACAGCCATTTCGTCAAGCTCGCTAAGGGTTGCGCCATCCTTACGGTTATAAAGTAGCCAGCCGAGTTGTTGCGCCGATTTCGATTCGCTATTTAGTAACTTATTTACCGCGAAATGATCGATAGTCATTCGTGATCACCGCCGGTAACATGCTCGTGAGCTAGGCGAAATAAAAATTTTAAGTCGCGAACATCGATGGATGTAGTTGCTAATGCAGGATCGAAGTCAAACGGGTACTTATCACGAATTTCTTCGAGTCGCTCACGATCAGTTTTCGGATTGACTACGCGTTTTCCGCTCAGTGCTGCGTCGAGTAAATCGATATACCCTTCGCGACCAAGTTGAGCATCGTCAGGCCTGTTTAATAATCCGATAGCATGGTAAAAAGAAATGTATGGAGAGCGCTTAAAGCATTCGTCATTAATTCGTTCTAAAATTTCTTCCCTTACGCAATGTTTAAGCTCGTAAACATCCTTCGAATTACTTTCATTCATCATCGTTCCTCCTCGTGTTTTGCGCTGTCTATCGCTTGCGTATGGCGTTTATTTTTCGTACCCTTACAATCTATCGTCGAATACGTTATAGCACTATTTCACCGGTAATATCACGGCTGTACGTAGTCGTTTTATCTCCGCAATGTATTCGTCAAGCGACCGAACATTTGACGATTTAACCTCGCGATCAATGATGTACTGCAACGCATACTCCATCGTGCTCGGATACGATAATTCACGGTATTCAATTCGTGGTGCTGGCGACTTACCTTCGGCTTTCATTTTCGCCCAATTCGGTGACTTCGTTGGGTCGATTACGCGACGCTCACTTATGACGTACGTTAATGGGTCGCTCGTAATACGATACTTTCCGTCTAAAATAGGGATATCGATCATACGGTTACAACCTCCTTTTCCACTTCCGCTAGCCACGACTTAATCGTTCGTGGGTCGCAGTGTAGTCGCTTGGCAACGCCATTCAACGATAACCCTTCGGCGCGGTATTTACAGTAATCATCGTAGTTTATCAGGACTTTATGGCTTCGTATAGATAGACCGTTTCTCCGTTGCCAAGTTTTAATCTTACCGACATTTACGCCCTTTTCCTCGGCAATGTCGATCAATCGAAGCCCACGCGATCGATACGCATTAAACTCGTCAATCGTCATATCGAGCGGATCCATATTCCGCTTGCTAACGTTAATATCGAGCTGATCGCCAAGCTCACGGATCTTTGCATAATACGGGCAACCGGTACAAACATCGGCAGCTTCGTGATTATACGCTTGATTCGCCCACTTTTCGCAATACTGACAGTGATTCGTTTCAATGACGCCTATTTTCGCGATAATTTCGGAGTGATTCGGTGTGGTCATCGTGCTCAACCTTCTTTCTTTTCTTTTAGCGAAACTTTTCTTTTCTTTGTTCCACAAAGTTCTTTTAAAGATCTACGCGAACTAATGTATGGTAATAATAGCGTAGCAGTACGAACGATAGTGAGTGCTGCAATGTACTTATTCTTTTTAATACAAATTCTTTTTAAATATATTCTTTTTCATCTACAGATCTGTAGCAGGTATCTACAGATGCGTAGCGGTGTTTCTACTCTAGCGTAGATACTCACGTTTCTCCTTTCCTACTAACGACTTAACATCCGGCTTCTCACGAATGAATATCTTTATCCTTTCAGAAAATAATGATTCTTTACCCTCGAAAATATCGCTGGGAAGTGGGTCATTTACTGTGTAGAATATTTTATCTGCACCGTTATGGGATGGACGCGTCTCAATATCAACCAATTCTACATAACTTAGTAACTTATCTAGTAAAGGTAGAGTTGAATAACTAAGCTGGAACCGCTCAATTACTCCCTTTCTTCCGCGCCACGACTTACCATAGTTGTATGACTCATTCTTATTGTCTCGATAACGGAGTAAGAAAAGATAGTACAACGTTGCTTTGTCCCCTATATATGGGTGATACTTGTCCCATAGCTCATGGTACACCATCGTATACCCCTTATCGCGCTCCGTACCTGCACGGATATATACGTCAGACATTTTGCACCACACCTATACGCTGCAACTCTTCACTTGTCACGTCATAATAGTCAATTCCGCTATCACTAAGTGCATCATCAATTTCTTCATCAGTAAGTTTAAACCACTCACCATGTACATGATGATCAAGTAAATTTTGATGTAGAATTTGTTCTAGGTCGATATAGTTATTTGACTTGACGATCTTTATATAGTCCCAATCAAATGGTAGTTGAACCCCGAACTGCCTACTTCTACCTTTAAGATTAGTTGTTATCCCAATTTTTACAGTGCCCATCATATGTTCGCGAATAAAATATACAAGCCCGCACTTACTTTGGTGCATTACATGGCGTGTTTCATTATTTTCACGATAATTCTTAATAGCCATACGCCCATCAAGAAGGATACTATACTCAGTCCACAACCAAATTGCATTGCTTGGGCTTCTAACCTTTTTAACATTTACAATTGGTTTTCCATTCCACCTATATCTAGCGAGTGACCTTACCCACCGTCCAGCTGAACTTACTGTTATTCCCATTGCTTTTGCTATCTCTTCATGAGTTACGATCGCGACCCCATTTTCATCCATAAAAGATGCGATTGTACTTAGCGTCGCCCATCGTTTTGGACCCATATCTCCAACTAAACCTAATGCAATAATATCCGTATCAATTAATACATACGGCAACTCCATTCGATCACCTACCCGTATAAAATAACCTACACTATCTTATACGAATGCCAAATCGATTCCACGCACATTTTCGATAACTTTTTTTATTTTATCCACGCCGGTAAGTTGTCGAAGTTGAACGTTAATCCTTCGTGCTCAACTATTTCATCAAGTTCACGTTCATACTCGGCATTAAATTTTCGATAAGCAATACGATAGAAATATGCAAATTTATCACGTACACGGCCGAATTTTAGCCCGCGAATAGTTTGACGGAAAGAGGATAACGCGATATTCAACTTCGTTTCATCTTCATCATCGACCGTGTTCTTCCACGCGGCGATATTTGATCGGTACCAAAATGATTCGATCACACGTGCATTATCAAAAAACGGCTTTACTGCTTTTATGAATACTTCCGGAACTCGTTCGTTAACGAATGTATGATCTAATTCAGTAGCATTCTCGCGATTATTACGTTTATTTAATAGATTATTTAATTTAGTAGTTTCTAAAGTTTCTAAGGGCTTATTAGGGGCAATGTCATGCGGAATTTTCGACTGGTCACGCGTGGACATCGATGCTGCATCGGCTTGTGGCTGGATGACTACGATATCATATCCGCGTCCACCTTGCGGGCGTATCGTAGGCACTCGTTTAATAATATGTAACGTTTCTAGCTGCTTGAGGGCGCGCCTAACGGTCTTTTCGGACTTATCGAGTATTGACGCAAGCGTACGTACTTTAAGCCAGCTAACGCCAATAACAACGCATGAGTAGCGCGTGATTCGTTTGAAAATATCGATTGTGGAGTTCGTAAGTTGATCGGAAAATTGATCGAGGTAAGCATATGAAGTGTCGTTCAATTCATCGATTGACGCGAACGACTGATACTGTGTATATTCATCGTAATAAGGCATGATAAAAATCCTCTCCGCCTTGCCACGAATGAGTAAACGAGGTATAATATAGATGGTGTATAACTCGTGTTTACTCACGAATGGCTGCCGGTATTCCAGTACCGGTGGCTTTTATTTTTTTATCTACGTAAGTTTCGTAATGGCGAGAACTCACGGTGTTTTTCACGTACGTCGCTACCAAACATATTTACATACACGCGCACCATTTCCATCGAAGTATGACCGAGCATATATTGCAGGTCAAAGATGCCAGCCCCGTTTTGCACACTCATCTTCGCGAATGTGTGCCGGAATGTGTGAGGCGAGCACCTTACGCCTTTAATCTGACATTCATTTCCGTATATCTTGATTCGATTCTGTACTTGACGCTTAGATATTCGTGTCCCATCGATTGTGATGAAAAGAGCGTCTGTACCCGAGTCTTCCCGAATTCGCAAGTACTTTTTAAGCTGTTCGCGCATATCCGATTGAATCGGCAACATGCGCTCGTTATACCCTTTCGTTTTCCTCACGTGTACCATAGCGTCATCTAGTTTAATATCGTATACATCGATATTAATCAGCTCGTTAACGCGAACACCGATTTCCAGCATTAGCATCATAATCGTTAAATCTCGTACTCCAGTAAATGTTCGAAGATTTGGCTTATTGAACATATCTTTTATTTGTCGTTTGCTAAACGTTTGTATGATTTCCTTACGATGCTTCAGTTGCACAATCTTTTCCATCGGGCTATCACGGATATACTTGTTATCTTTCAAAAAATTGAAAAATGCTTTAAGCGCACGTAATCTCGAATTAATGGTGACTGGCTTTAGCTTCTTAACATCTTCCGAGTAAATAATTAAGTTCTCTTTAATTTGCCCTGGCGTAACGTTTGCGGGGTGTGGATCAACTCCCTGTTCGCGTAAAAACTTTGCATACGCATGGATTTCGTTACGGTAGTACTTTTCAGTAGCTTGTCGAAGATCCTTTACACGGCAATCATTTATGAACAGATCGACTAATTCATCGAGCGTAAACGATTCCGCCGTAATTAATCCATTAATTTTCGAAAGCTCGTCCGTATTCAATTCGTTTTTCCTACGCAATCTACTTGTTCCTCCTTTGAGTGTGCGTAAGATACATGGCGCACTATTATCGTGGTAATATAGTGTTCCGCACAAACGAAAAAAGCGGACCCTACCGAAGTAGAGTCCGCTGTGTCACGGTAATTTAACGTGAAATTTAATACCGGTGGTCGGGGTCGAACCGACACTCCCGAAGGAACACGATTTTGAGTATTCCGTTTATAAATAACACGTAACCCTATCGCTAGAGTACCGTTGTGTCTGGCGAAATTTAACTTCGATATATTCGAAGTATAATTCGCGGTATACTATTTGTCAATAAAATGCATATACATATTAGTTTAGCGTAGAAAATAAAATCGATAAAACTGCGTAATTTACCGTTGGCATACGTATTATATAGTGAGGAGACGATGCCATGTACGATAGACACCAAAAGGGTAAATTAAGCGAGTATTTTGTCGCGTATAAGCTAACGGAAATGGGATTCGATGTAATAATGCCAACAGGCAATCCAAGATACGATCTAAGCGTTGAGACAGCTAGCGTTAGATATTTTATCCAGGTTAAAAGTTCATTCGAAAGTAACGGAGAAATAAAGGTTAGCCTTCGGGGAAACAACGATACAAACGGTTATCATCGTGGGGAAGTCGATATTATCGCTATTCATAATCGAGTAAATAACGAAATTTATTACGTTCCTATTTCGGAAGTTTCCGGAAAAGTATCGATATGCCTTCGAACGCATCCACCGAAATGCTACGTATCTAAGTTGTCGCGGTTCACGAATGATTACGTAGATTTTCCGCTTCCGATGGAACGTCAACCGTCTCTGCTTGATGAGCTACGAGATAAAATCGCTGGCATACGATAAACAAAAAAAGCCCCCGCACTGTAAAAAGTACGAGGGCCTTATTCGTATGTCCGCGAGTATGTAAAATTAAAGACCCCACGCGGTTAACGTGAGGTCGTTGTCAAGTACTGCACTATGTCGCAACATAATGCTCCTAGTTACCTTTAAAGTTCATTCTCACTGTTAGAGCACTAACAGAAGACACTGTTTATATTATTATTATACAATAACCATTAGAAATTTCAACGTATTTCTATACCTTCAACTAAAATTTTATTGTAATTGGTTAATATTTGAAGGGCCTTATCCTCATCTAAGTGTATGCGGCCATTTAAACTTTTATGTATTTTATGGATTTTCTTAATACGCCGGCTATGTATGTATCTTATTTGGGAAAAGCTTACATAACTTTTGCAATTTGGCCCTTTTGTACTCGGTAATCCTAATCCTTCAAAATAAAGCGTATTATCTCCAAAATAAAGTGTCTCCGAGGTAAGTGGGGCAATTAAAAACATCTCTCCTTTACGAGATAATATTACAGCATAATGCCCATCTCTAAGTTCGTCACCAATTCCAATTCCGAATTCAACATGAATAATATCACCAAATTTTAACCCGAATGGAAAGTCTTTTTTCTGAACCTCTTTTATTTTTTCCCTCAATGGTTGTTCAGTATCTGCGTTATTCTCTTGCCTTAATTCACTTCTTATTTCGCGTTCTTTTTGATGATTTTTATTAAGATGAATTACATTTGAAAACCATTCTGCTGCTTTAATTCCTTTGCTAAGGTCTAAAGATAATAAATCGCCTTTTAAAGAATTTAATTTACCTAGAAGCATCTTGTCTATTTGTTTTCTACTTTCTGCAACTTTCGTTTCTTCCATTCTACTCACCTCCCATCATGTCTACTATTCTACGACAAAATGAGAGATTTTTCCTATTTATTTTTACTTACTCGATAAACGAAAAAAACGCCCCCTACGAAATTAATCGTAAGGGGCTTCGTTATTTACTTCGCCATCTTCGTTCTCCTAATCAATCCGTCAATCTGCCGATATTGCGCGGCATTGCATCGAATGTGCAACGTTATCTCTTCGCCAGTTTCGGCATCTACGAGGTCAATGTAAGCTTTCGAATTATCACGTTTCCGTCCGCCAACTGCGGCACCTGCGATCCCACCGATTGCGCCACCGACTAGCCCACCAGCAATTGCTCCTGCTGCCGCTGCTCCACCGCTGCGTGTCGATGATTCCGACCACCGAATGCTGTCCGGCTTATATGCACGTTTGGTACGCGGCCCAACTTCGACGAGGATTTCGCCAGGCTTATCACCGCCCGCAATGTTGACGTATTTCGCATTCGTTGGGTGACCGGCCAGCACTTCGACATTTACACGTTCGCGCAACGCTTCTTTCCAGAACCCCATCGTAATCACTCCGTTTTCAATTCGTATTTTATCGTTAGCATCATCTTACCGCGGTACTATTATGTATGCAAGTGCAAACGTAAACTTTCGTTCGCGCTCGCGGTCAATCGTTATTTACTTTCGTTCGTTGCGTCTGTAATCTGTTTCACGGCACCATTGATGGCAACGTGCAAATCGGTCACTGCCGCTTCGATATACGTTTTCACACGGGTAGCGTCGAGCTTAACGTGAAACTTTGCGGCATACGCAACGAGCGCATCCGCAACGAATTGATACTTCGCATCGCCTAGTCCGCTACCACTATAAATTGCTTCGGCTGCCTTAACGAGTTGCCCAGCGTGAAGCTTAATCAGCAAGTCGATAATCACTGGCACACCATACCGAAATGCTGCCGTAATCAATGCGCCAATCACCGCGAAAACTGCTGTGTCAATATAATTCGAAATGTCCATTAATTAATCGCTCCTTAATAGTTCAATTTGTCACCGATATGAATTACGTTGCTGTGAAGCTTGTTCAACGATTTCAGCCGTACCACTGTCGTATGCTTCGCGTGGGCAATCGACCATAGCGCGTCACCGGCGCGTACCGTATACTTTCGTGATGATTTCGACGCCTTCGCTGCTTTCGCATACTTTTTATTCGCGGTAATGTAGTAGCCTGATTTTGTACGCAGGCGAATGGTTCCGATGGCTGATCGCTTATATCCGGTGATGGTAAATTTCGTACCTTTTGCGTACTCACGAACGCGATACTTCGATTTGAAATCGACACCGCGATAGAGATACGCTTTCTTCATGAGCACGATCTTCTTCGTTGATGTCGGCAGGTAATTCGCATCGTTGACGAGTTTCACCGGTTTCACACCGCTTTTCAACTTCGATAGTAATGCGAGGTTTTGCGCTGCGGTACCGCTATAATTCGCAATGCCGTACTTAACGGCTAACTTCGTCCGCGCATCGTATGACCACGCCATGCCCTTCGACTTCATCCAGTTAACAAGCGAAACACTGCCGATCTTTTTCGTCTCGCCAGTTGGCGTTGCATTCGGCGTAACATAAGTATTCGTATATTTGCCCGCGAAGTCTTGCGATACATCGAAGTTGCCCGAAATGCCTGCGAAGTGGTAATCGCTTGCCCACTGCCACGCGCCTTTGTTTCCATTGAGCCACGATGGTTCTGCGGTGCCACCGTTATAACGTGCAAGCCACGGATCTTTAACGGATAGCTTTGACGCGTCTAAATTACCGAGGTAGAAGCTCGATCCCGTATAAACATCGACGGTCGGGTAGCCTAGTTGGTGCATCGCGCTAATGAACGTATTCGTATACTCCGTTAGCTTATTACGGCTTGCCGCGGGCACCTCGACATCCACGACGACAATGCCATCGCGCAGTTTATCGAAGCCAACATAACGTAACTGGCGATCGAACCACTTGGCTTCGTTGGTCGCGTCCGCATTGCTCGTCAATCGGGCGAAGTGGTACGCGTTGACGATCATGCCCGCTTGTTTCGCATTGGCTACGTTAACACTCGCTGATGGATCGATATAGTTCGTGCCATCTGACACCTTTACGACTACACTATCGATGCCACCGGCCTTTAACGTTTGGTAAAAGGATAACGGAAGACCCGACGAATTATTCCAATGGCTAACGTCGATGAAGTCAACCCGCGATGCCGCGAATGATGCCGTTGGTAGGTATAATAAAAACGCCATTGCAATCGCAATTGGCGCAAATAATCGTTTTAATTTCGTTGTTATCGTCCCCTTTCGTATAATTACATGAACGCGCCGGTATCTTTAAAGATTAACGCGAGCACGGCTGCAACAACTGCCCCGACTACAATACGTAATAGCCACGTTGTATTCGACTTAATCTCCGCGAGTTGCGTAAGGATTGCAGTGACATTCGTTTCAACTACGGATACCCGTGTCTCAAGTGTGTGTAGTTTATCTTCGATGCTGCCAACGCGATCCTCTAACTTTTCCTGCGATTCATCCACGTGAACACCTCCTTTTTAGCAATAAAAAAGAGCCGCATGAGCGACTATAATTTATTATTTAGTTGTTGCGTAGTAGCGCCTAGATGCACACTAAGCTCTTTATTAGAGTTTACTAAAGAGGTTTATCAGTGGTGGTTAATTGAGATAAATCTCCAAATTTATTCTATATTTTTTAATGTCTTCTTAAATATTGCTGGATTTCCAGCAATTAAACTCCATTCATCGCAACTTAACTTAGATGGTATTACTGACCCTAATGCAATAATACAGTGTGATGGTATTCTGGAACCTGGAGAAATTAATACCGATGAACCAAAATAAATATTTGACCCGATATCAATACTTTTTATTATTAGTTTATGTGTATTAAAATTTAATTCATGCGTCCATAATTGTGATGATTTTCCAGCGAATATTATATCATCACCAATAGCGATACCACCACTACAGTCAAAATAATGATGGCTTGTTATTGAACACTTTTCCCCGCATTCAAATGAATTTATCCATTCTTTTTTTCCATGATTAAAGTGGTTAAAATTAAGTATGCTACTATCGTTTCCCATTTTAAGGCATCTTAAATTTTTAATTATATTAAAATGCCCTATTTTTACACCATCATCTAACTCCACACTTTGAGCACTGATAAATGATATGCCAACCTTAACATTTTTTCCAATACTCCAGCTAAAAAGTTTTCTGTAAATCGCAATTTTGATAGCATTTGGCAAAAGAATAGTCAATATCAAAATAAAATTCTTAATCATTTTGTTATACTCCTTATATTAAGCTTAATATAAGGAGTATAACAATAAGTTTGTTAAATAGCATCAGAATTGTGAGGTTGCTAAAATCGTATCCGCTTTATCTTGCGTAATATATCCTTTTGTCACGCAAGCATTGACTTGATCTGCCGTAAATTTTTTTAACTGCCACTGATAAAGAATAAAGTCATACATTTTTCACACCTCCATGAAATACGATATAGCGGACTCAATGGCTGATAGCCTATCGTCAACGGATGGGGGATGTGGCACTATCACGGGCGTGTACTCGACAAAAATATCGGTAAACGTAGTCCCGTGTGCGTTGCCGATTTTAAACTGCTTACCTTGCGCCTGCTGCTGAAAAAATTGATCATAAATATCATCTGAAATTAGTATATCCGTATCTAAAATCTGATTATTCTCTGGGCTTTTAAAGCTAAACGTTCCATCTTGATTAACCGATAAATACATGTTTTATTCTCCTCTCTTAGCTACCTAATGCAAACCATAAATAAAACAAGCTGTTTGATTTGTTAGTTTGGATGTGAAAAGCGGTTTGTGATTTATCAATAACGTTTGCAATTGCAGTTGTGTCGCCGTGATTCGGTGTTATGCCAATGAAATAACAATTGTTTGGGAATCCAGTTGGGAAGGCTACGTATGTTGGTGTATAGGTAGCACTGATCGTTCCCCATTGAAGCAATAATCCCGTTTTTTTATCTTTAAACCAACCACTTGATCCGAATGAAGCAGTGTTTACCATTGATAACAAATCTGACTGATTGGCTTTAGTTGCCCATGATGACCATCCACCACCAGAATTATAACTACGTGTTGCTGTTGTTCCTGAATAATTGTCTACTGCGATCTGCGTTTTGGTCTGATCTGTATTTGACACCTGAAAAACCGTACCATAATCAAACGGACGGTTGACAACACTTGTACTCAAGGCAATCGTTTTTGTTCCCGTTATGTCATTAAGATCCGGCGTTGTCGTTGCATATCCGTTATCATCGGTCAATTTAAATGCTTGTTTATTCGCCAACTGTACTGCAACCACCGTCGAAACTGGCTTATCCAAGTCAGAGGTATTATCTACATTACCAAGCCCAACCTGTGATTTAGTAACTGAGTGAGGATTATCTGTTCGTACTATATGAGCATCAAGATCATTTTTTTTCGCTGCGTTAGCGTCGATTTCGTTGTATCGATCAATGAAGAACTGTGTTGTAGCGTTTGTTGAATCATCAGGTAATGTTATCCCTAATCGCTGGGTAGTCGTCATTCAATCATTCCTTTCGTCTATTGTTTGTAACGGCCAAAATCGTAAAACGTTAGATTTTTAGTAGTAATATCACCGAATGTTAGTCCGTATCCCGTCAAATCACCAAAAGTCATGTAAGTGAATACGTAGTTGATCGCGAGGTGAGCAGGAACAATTTCACGAATAGCATTTTCGATATCCGATAAATTTTGTGGAATTCCGTGTTCGCCTACGAATGTAACAACTACCGTATAATTTGCGTTGTCTTCACCGACCTCGACTTCTCCACCGAAGTAAGATTCCGCTACGTTTTGTATTAATGCGACGTTAGCTACGCCAATTCCGCGCAATTTGGAAATGACAACGGATCTTCGTTGATCAATCGGTTTGTTTTCGTCGACTGTAATACCAAGAAATTGCTCCCAACGCGATAGTCCCCATGTTGCCGATATGACGTAAAATTGATCGAGTAATTCACGAAGTTTCGCAAACATGCGTATACTTTCATTTCCTTCCGTCAGTGCAGCACCCATTATTTGTTGGAACGCATTATAGTAACGCGGTAAATAGTCTACGATATCCTGCTGAATATCGCGATCCGTATGGTAAGCCTCGATTACTGCTGCTCCTTTTATGGAAACTGATTCCATCGTTATAACTGCCATCAACCCACCACCCTAATCGAGTGTAACCGTAATACTACCTGCGGATATCTTAAACTGATCGTCACTAGAAATTTGTTTTGCCATAATGAGCGGGCTTACATATAGCAAGTTACCATCTGATTCTGCGTCAAATATGCCGATAAATGCTATGGTACCCCAATTGGAAGTAGCTGTCGGAAACAAAATATCGCCTGAGGTAGATGATGACCCCTTAGTCGGCTCGTTAAAAAAAGCCGGTTGTCGCGCGTATGACCCTCCGGATACTTCTAACCCGTTAATACTCGTGTCAGTCGGGTCACCCGTAAATAATCCAATATATACGGATGAGGGGGCTATATAAGTAATTCCGCGCAAAGTAGCATTTAGTAATGCATTCTCTAAATACTCACTGAATGCTGATGCCATTTTGTCACTCCTTATTGTGTAAAGTTTGTGGTACCAATGATCGGCACTTCATCAGTATTCAATACGATATTTCCTGTTGCACCATTAACTAATAAATTTGTATAGTCGATTACTCCTTCAGTATCGAGAATTGCGTTGGCAATTTTAGAATACCGCACTGTCTGATCGACGAATGAAATGCTTTCGTAATATGCTGTTATATTTTCGGTTATTGCCGTTATTACATCGTTCAATACCGATCCAGCAGCTAACGTAAGTGTTGCGGAAACATTGATTGCATGTTCGGTCACTCCAACAACAGTAACGGTCGCTCCGATTGGTCTGTTTGCTTCGATGTTCGCAGATACTATGTCGAGTATTGACTGCGCTGGGCTTAGTTTATTTTCGTCAATACAAACGACTTTTACCGTTCCAGGGCCATTCCACACCGGGTAACAACGTGCGTCTGAAATTCCCGATATATCTTTCGCCCACTGTTCATACTGATATTGATTTCCACTCGTTATTGGGCGACTTATTTTTTCTTGATACCGAACAAGCAATTCCTCGTCAGTTTCTTCATCTACACCGCCAGTAGTTTCTGATGCGTTATTTACCGTGATTATACTTGCAAGGTCGCCAATGACGAGTGCAATTGTTCCAGAACTGACATTACCGTCAACGCCGCCAACCTCCGCTTCAATTGGTACGTCTACTGTAGCTCCACTTACAGTTGCATCCGCAGTCGTCACGAAGTAAATAGGTGTGACATCGCTTGTACTTAATCGTGTTCCTTGCGGTATAAATGTTCCATCCTGAGCGGTTATGGTTACCGATCCGATCGCTTGCGTTGCTGATTTTCGTGTAACACCTTGCTCCGCACATCTGCGATCAAGATAATCCCCATATGTTGTGTCCGCGAATCCAAGATTTAGTACATTATCCATTTCGGCGTAAGCCTGCTCATTTTCGATTGCAGCTGGCGAAAGAATATCAGCAAGCACCGACCCTTCGCGCTTATCAAGTGAATCGGATAATCGTTCGAGCATCCGCGCTAAAATCACTTCGGCAGTCTCACTCTCATACATCTACGTTTACCTCCATTTCAAACGGTGCTTCCGTTACGGGAACGACCGTAAACGATATCGTTAGCGTATCGCCAACTTGCGATGAAACAATGTCCGTTACATCATCGATGCGATCATCGTAAATTAATGCTTCCGTCACCATGCGCTCTACTTCGGTTTCGAGTAACGATGGGGTCAACGTTCCGCCGAGTAAATCTTCGAGCTCGCACCCGTAGTCATCTGTATAAATAAGGTAACGTGATCGCGCGGTGATGATCGCCTTGTAAATAAATTGTTTTAGCGCGTCTGTACCGTCGATTAGATCGCCAATCGTTCCATCATAGAAATTTAACTCGTAAGTTAACGATGGGCCTGGATCGGCCGTACTGTCATCCGCAGTTTCTTCATCGACCTGATCGAGTAATTCCGTATCATTATCGGGGGTTAGCGCCATTTAGTTCGCCACCTTATCGATTACAACGTAGAATTGCGATTCCTCGTTGCCAATTATGACTACTTCGTCATCGGCCACGATCCCCGATTGTGATGCTGTTTGAGTAATAATAAGATCGTTTTTATCGAGTGCGATGCCGTCATTCAACGTAACTTCGATATTTGGAAGTGGCGCAGTGACCGTTCCGATTTCGATATCAACGTCCTTGTTATAGCCGTGTTTACGCATCAACTGAACCATGCGCGATGCCCCGCTACCTTCAACCTTTAACCGTTTGTCCACGTTGCCACCTCCTATACATATTTAGCTGGATTAACCGCGTTCGAATGCGATGGATTCCATACCGGAATATTAATTTCGAAATGTAAGTGCTGGCCGGTAGAATCGCCGGTGCTGCCCATATACCCGATCACTGCGCCACGCTTAACCGTTTGCCCATTGTGATACTTTCGCGAACCTGACCGCATGTGCGCGTAGAGTGTTTCGTACGTTTTACCTTTGATTACGTGATGAATAATGATACATTCGCCATAACTACTCGATCGGTACGAACGAACAACCTTACCCGATGCAGCCGCAGAAATTGGCACCGTACCCGACTTCGCGTAATCAATGCCAGGGTGCATCTTTCCGTTGCGACGACCGAATGGGCTAGATACTGGCGCATTTACCGGCTTCATAAAGATGCCACCATTGTCCTTCGCAACAGATGTCGTTGATTTACTGCTGCTCGAAGTCGACGTGGTATCCGGTGGCTCGTACTCAATTTCGTTAAGTTCGAGTGTTTTCGAAACTTTAAGCGACATCGTATGGCTCGTCGGGGTATACGTATGGGAATCGGTCAGCACGTAAAATCCACCACTTATTCCCGTCATGGCTTCACTTACTTGTACCTGCTTACCCGCGATGATCGACGAATCACCGATAGCATCAACGTTGGATTCCGTTTTTACCTTGTTCAGCTCTTTGAGTAACGCGTCTGCAACGGATTTATTTTTTTCGTCCGTGTTGTTGGATTCGTCCTTCTTTTCGCGCATCAATCCGTATTTCTTAATGTTATCGGAATCGCTAACGGTAACGCCCGCTTTATCTGGGCCGGATTTGCCTGTAATGCGTACTGAGTTTCGCAGGTCATCGATAGACTTCGAATAACTTGCGCTTGTTAAATTCGATCCATCGCTAATTACGAGCTGCTTGACTTGGTTTTTACGCTCGCGCAACGTAAGCTTACCTTTTTCATTGCCGATAATAAACGTACGCCCATTCTTTTTCTTCGTCTCAGTGAGCGCGGTCACGATCATATCGTAAATTGTCTTGTCCCGAAAAATCAGCTTTGAAAATACATAGCCGGTATCATCAACTGTCCCATAATCGATGCCAAATCGCTTGCAGATCGATTTAACGATTTGCGACGCCTTCATTTTCGTAAACTTTAGCGAATCAGTATTACGCGTAAGATAGTAGTTATAATCGTGTGCTGTAACGGTGGTGTCGCCGGTGTCTTTTATATCAACGTTAAAAATGACCCCGCGAAAAACCTCGGTGCCACTGTCATAAAATCGTATCTCTTTGCCTAACGTAAAGCTGATCGCTTTAGTCGTCCCATTTTTCGTATTCGCTAGATCAATTTCACAGTCTCGCTGTGCTTGCGTTGTATCACCAGACCACTTAACCGACGTTACTAACTCTGTTACATAATAGATGTTGCTATCTGAATAGTACGCGACTGATATGCTCATGATGGGATCACAAACTTCTGACCAGGGTAAATCCAGTGTGGATCTTTAATTTTCGACTTGTTCGCGTTATAAATCTTTCGCCACTGTGACCCACTCCCGTAATATCGTTTTGCAATCTTCCACAAGCAATCGTCTTTCTTCACCGTGTATGTTTTCGACTTAGATTTTTTAACCGCAGCTGGCCGTGATTTTGCTTTCTTTTTCGGCGATGAAATCGTAACATGCTTAATCTTAATCTCGCGGTATTCCTTCAATGTAAGTGAAAAGTAAATATCGCCAGGACTTCCGAACTTTTCTGCATCAATCGTAAAATCACGGATAGTAACTTTGCAGTTAGCCCCTCCGATTCCTGTTACAAGGAAACGAATTGGCTTACGCGCGTTACGCCACGATTCCATTTTAGATACAAACGTATTGGGCGAAATAAATCCTGAATAACTACAATAAATAGGATTATACTTTTTTGGCCAAAACGTCTCAATTGTAAACTCCTTTTGTCCGCGATAGCCAATATTTGATGTTTCGCCAAGCCCAGCAACCGTAACTTCTTCGTACCCAAACGGTGATGTATATTTCAATGACGGTGGGTTAACGGGTAGGCGTAAACGCGTACTGCCGTTAATTAGCCAAAATTCAATCGCCATTTACGCTCCCCCGTTTCCTGCTGCTTCGATTTCGTTAGCGATCGCGTCCATTAATCGACTTACCGTAACTTTATCCGTTGGTCCGCCTTGAATTATGATATCTCCGAATTGGTACGTGTTCCGTCCATTACCACGCGTATATGCTTCGTTCTCACTTCGTGTAAGCACACGTTCACCCTTATGCAGTGACGCGGCGTACTGATCATACGGTACGTTTGATAGTCCACCGGCATGACTATGCGCATACTTAACCATTTGCACGTGCTGTGACATAGACATAGGTGATCCACCTTTTGCCTTACTTCCGGAACTTCCCCAGTTTACTTTCGGAATAATCGGGATGTTAACGCCTGGTATACGATTTATGACACCAATCATCTTATTAATTCCGCCAATAACTGAATTGATCGATGATGCAGCCTTCGTCTTAATTCCGTTCCACACCGTTGACCATACGGCACTTACCGTTTTCCAATGTGATGCCAACGATACGGCAGCCGCAATTATTAAACCGATTGGGCCGAGTAGTATGAGAATTACGTTACGCGTCTTTTTGAAATGATTCCATGCGTATGCAAGCGCTGATGTTACTTGGTGCCAGCGTAATACGAGTACAACAATGATACCAATTAACACTGCGATAAGCGCAACCACACCCGTAATTGGGTTCGCCCACATTGCCGCGTTCAAGCCCATTTCAGCCAATGTTGCCGCCATTGTTGCGGTACGCCACGCCTTCATTAACTTGATTACCCCACCAACGATTGAAAGACCGACCATTGCCGTTTTAAAGACGCCAACTGCTACTGCTGCGCCAATAAGTACGCCCGATATCATATTCCAATGCGCTACTACTGATTTTACAAGGTTAACAATCGTCAACAATATGTTCTTTACTGTATCCCCAAACGCTTGTATCTGCCCCGGCTTCAAATTCGATACCCAATTCGCTAGTTCAGTAGCAATTTGTTTAATTACGGGTAACGTCGGCATGAGCGCGGATATCTGCAACGTTTCCATTGCACCTTTAAACTGCTCAACGGCACCACTTGCATTATTCATTTTTTGCTTGGCTACGTCTAGCGCGGTGACCTTCGACATTTCACCGTACATTTTTTTAACCCCGTCCGCGCCCTCAGTGAGCAAGATACGACCGGCCCGAATAGCATCGCTACCGAACATTTGCTTGAGTGCATCGCCTTGCTCTTTCGGGTTCAGATTTTTAAGGGATTGACGTAAAACCTCGGCAACGTCTGCTAATCCTTTGACCTTACCTTTTGCATCAAAGAATTGGTCGGTACCGTTTTTCGTGATAATACCAAACTCTTTCATTAATGCCGCTGCTTTTTTAGTCTGAGGTGATAAATTCATGAGCATCGTTTTAAACGAGGTGCCCGCGTCTTGACCTTGCAAGTTGTTATTCGAGAAAAGGGCCAATGCCGCACTTGTATCGCGTAATGACATTTTTACGCCGGCAGCAACAGGTCCAACAGCTGCAAGCCCATACTTGAGATCGATCATATCGGCTGATGACGCATTTGCTGCTCCGGCGAGTATATTTGAGACTTGGGCTGCTTTTAGTCCATCGTTACGAAACGCATTCAGCGAATTAGACATAAGTGATGCTGAGTCTGCAAGGCTCATGCCACCAGCAGTAGCCATGTTCAATGCAGCTTCAAGTCCTCCTGCTTGCACTGTTGCCGGTTGCATACCACTTTTTAGCAGTTCTTCGATTCCTTGCGCTGCTTCTAAGGCGTTGTATTTCGTCTTCGCGCCCATCTGTAACGCAAGGTTCGTCATCTGCTTCATCTGTCCGCCGGTTGCGCCAGTTAACGCCTTAATCGTGCTCATTTCGGATTCGAAGTCCATCGACTTCTTGACCGCGGAAAAACCGCCGGCAACGACTGCACCAGCGGATGTTAAGATACCGAGCTGTTTAACTGTTTCACCGATACTACTTTTAAATAGTCCAGTTTGGCGTTGAGCTGATCGCATCCCCGAAGTAAAGTTTGCATCAGTCAAACGAAGGACGGCCGCTAAATCGAAGGCGATAGGTCATTCCTCCTTTCTTTATTTATTCCGTTCTTTTTCTTCCGCTTCAAGTACGAGTTCCATTGATGCGTACATAAACGCTCGAATACGTTGATTCTTCGCATATAACTCGTCAGGTGGGATATGGTGCCGTTGGAATATCGCGTGGATTAACGTTGCTTCTCCACCGGCCTTGATTAGTTTTTTGCTGTGAGTATCTGGGCATCCATATTTTCAAATCCGGAGACTTTTAGGATCTCCTGAACCATTTGTGTAAGTTCGCCGGCAAATAGCGCTTTTTGTACACAATCGACCGGATCGGATGCGCCGTAATGTTCGATCATTTTCGGATCGCCAAAGTTCAATGACGTACATGCATTCGCGACCATGAGGCAGTTTAGTTTCAATCCGTCAACCTTATTAGCAAACGTTGCCTGATTGGTAAGCTGATCGAGTGTTTTCCCCGTAATCGGCTTTACTTCGAGGTCAACTCCTAACCGCTTAATGTGTACCGTTTCTTTTACATCTAAGTCCGCGCTAAGAAACGCTGATAATGCATCTTTTTTAGCCATTTATATAAACCTCCCGGTTATTTTCAAAATAAATAGCACCCGCAATGGGTGCCGTGATTAACTTTCTTTAATTTCATCGAGAAGATCAAATCCGCTGAATGTGAATGGGATCTCCGTCTCGACGAGTTTGTTTGCCTCGAAGTTTACGAGGTCAATCTTATCGAACTGAACGCCTTTCATACGAATACGCTCAGCGCCCCATGATTCGGGGTCGTCCAATTTAGCAATTAGTTCAGTAACAAACGGAACCCCACGATCTGTTCCGACTTGACCAATTTGCTTTACTAACGCCGATGATATTTTCAATCCGGACATTGTTCCGGAAAATGTTACGCCAGTTGTTTTATGCGCGGTGATTCGTGAACCACTTCGCTGAACCTCTTCTTTGTTAATTTCTCCGCTGGCTTGCACCTTATTAATGTTCGTCAGCCACGTGCCATCCTGCCATAGCTCACCATAAGAGCCGTTAATAGTACGTGTTGCATCCATAACCATACACGATTACCCCCTTTATCAGACGTTTACCGTTAAGAATACGTGCTCCATCGAGTCAACTTCGGTATAATTAATCGCTAAAAATACCGTATCTCCGCTACTTTCGTGCTGTGGATCAAGACCTACCGCGTTGTCTGAAAGAATAAGCACATTGCTATTTTCTAGCTGTTCGAGGTATGCCTTAACTGCGCTAATCAAAGCGGCCTGACCATCGGCATTGTTATTTAGCTTGCCGATATAGTTATCGCGAGCCGTCTTATCAATCGCTGTGGCAATCGCATGGCGAGCGCGAATGCTGCGGATCTTTTTCTTCGTAGTCGTAAGCCCTTGCTCGACTTTTACCTTTTCGCCATCATTTACGAGCACTAGTGAGCCTGCCTGTAACGCCGTAACGATATCGCTATTCTTCAGCCGTTTCGTAACGTCATCGACTGGTACTACTGCGTACGTAATTGATGCATTAATCGGCGTGCCAGCGACCAAGCCGGCGATAAACGGCGCATAATCGCTGCTTGAATAGTCTACGCCTTCAATCGTTACGCCCGAGATCAGGTTCACAACAGCATCGTTGGCCAGCGTTGTAGATCGTGTATTTCCGACAGTTGGGTCGAGATCATCCGCAGTGCTTCCGCCAGCAACGAACATAAACTCTTTCTTTTCGGTGATATTCGTTTGCAGCCAAGCCACAGTTTCCGTTTGCTGTGTCGCGCTAACTTCACCGTCAAATACAAAGACGTTAAACGGTCGTGCTTCGAATCCGTCACGTGCTTCGCTGTATGCCGCTTCTTCGGTAACTGTCGTTCCATCGATTACCGGCAACGTATAAACGAGCACTTCGCTCGCGCCGCCAGCCAACGCGAACTTAATCGACTGGATATTATCAGCGCCAAATAGCTCAGTAGCGTCAGACTCATTAGTTACCGTATAAAATATTTTGTCGGTAGCTGTTCCGCCAGTATGGGCTTTCAACGGGATAGCAACGATACCCATCGCGCCTCCGCTGATCTGTGCAACAGCTGCCTCAACAAAATTAATATAGAGACCCGGACGAACCGGCAAGGCCGTCGGATCCCATTGAGTAAAGCTCATGTATTTCACTCCCCATTAACCGTTGTATTAACGGCCATGATCTTTTCTGTTTCCGGAATGTCCATAAGGTCACGTGTCTCCGTTTGTAGAACGCCAATTGCATAAGGAACACCGCTCGCCGATGTATAAACGGTTCCATAATAAAAGCCCTTCACTCGGATAAACCGGGAAGAGCCTCGTAATGGGATCATCATTCGGCTATTTTGTATAGCGTAATCTATCGCATCAAACTGCGTTAGCACATCTACGGAACTAGAACCGTAGTAGATTAACTGGTACTCGCGACTATGAATATTTGTTACCGATGTTTCGACTCCAGTAGGATTATATTGCGATCGAATAACAAAGGTGCTGGCTACTGGCGACGATGGAACGTCTTGTCTCGCTATTATTGATGTCGGGTATATCGACTTTATATAATCATAAATCGAGTTCATTTCGTTTATTACCGTCACCAGCCGGCCTCCTTCATTGATTTGATCATTGATTCCTCAACCCATTTCATCCACTTTTCTTGATTTTCTTCGGCCGATACATCGAGATATTTTTTCTCTCCATTTACATTTTTACCGCCGTCATCAAGCTCATGAATGTAATAGGCGTAGTTAAAGTCACCTTCATTAGCCGTCGATTCAATAGTTGCTTTTAAATCGAGACCTTCTCCTGTAATATCACCTGGCGTAATGCCTCGTCTCAACGTTCCTTTATCAATTGGTGCAATATCTCGTGACTCTTTTACCCAATCATCAAGCGACTCATGTAGCCCTTGTTTAGCACCTTTAGCCGCGAATAGGGGTGACTGGGCAAGTAACAAACGCAATTTATCTGAATTAATCTCAATCGACGCACTCATACGGAAACCACCGTCAATATCGGCTTACCAGCTAACCGCTTAACATCAATCGTTAGCGGCGTGTATGTTCGCGTAATCCCGAGTTCGTTCGTATATTCAAACGTGTCTGTCTGGCGAACATCTGCCAACTTGTCGAAATAAATTCGCGCGCTAGAAATGACTTCGCTCGATGTGACGCCCTGAGCACCGCTTGATCCGCTCATTGAGCGTACAAGCTTCGTACCTTCGAATACGGCGCATTTCAGATCGTCGCGGGCTGTTGATATAGTTCCATCCCACTCGTCACCAGTCGTTCGTACCCGTGTAACTGTCTGTTTCATCGGAATTAACGCCATATCACAGCACCGTCCACTTTACACCGCGCCCAGATGATAACGAGGGTAAATCGGCATTTGATTCGTCATCATTAATCAGTTGCACGACGGCTTTCGGAATATCGTTGAACGGCTTAACCTGCGTTCCTTTGAATGAAAAGGAAACTACGCCTGATACAGCAAAACCGAGTGCGCCCTGTTGCGCGTACTTATTGGTGTCGTTAAATACTGTTGCGAGAAACGATGCATATTCGTATGCTGCCGAATCAGGAATCGTATAGCCTACATATTTGTTTGCGAGCACGTTCGATGCTTTATTAAGCAATCGTGTTTTTCTCGATTCGTCGCTATCGTCCCAATCTTCGCATACGATGACACTTGCATCGATATATGCGTCAGCGTCCGTAATATTTACGGCCATTTACCGTTCACCTCCGCTTATTTTGCGGAGGCTTTCGGCTGCTCCGCTGGTTCATCGATGTGCTCAGTATCTTTCAGTGCATCGACAATTTTCGTTTCTTTTGCGCTCTTTGTCACGTACTGGCCAGCGTGGAACTTTTTCAGCTTGCCGTCAACGTAGAACGCGAGTTCTTTAAATCGGCTCTTAAACGTTGCCAAATTCCATCACTCCTTATGCCAGGTTCTTGATTCGTGCGAACGCTTTTTCCTGTTTCAGTTCAAGCGTATATTCGCCGACCAGAATGCCATTAGTGCTATCACCTTTTTCACCGAGATATTTGTGGAAGAAGTCGCGGCCTACGAGTGGACGAATAGCCATACGATTGCAATCACAGATGATAATTTCGTCTGGATCAAGGTTAATGTTCAAGTAGATCGGGAATTGACCGAAATCAGATACGAATTGATCAACTTTCTGACCACGAGCATTATCGGCACGAGTGACGTACAGATGATTATCGTCAAAATTCGAGATTGCGCGTTTCTGCTTCGGAGATACCTGAATATGATAGTCGCCACCGCTCTGAAATCCGCCTGCTTCGTAAATAGACTGCAAGGAATCATTAAGAATGCTAGCACTAGCTGCTGCATTTGCCGCGTCAGTAACGTTAGTCTGTACGAGCGATCGAATACCAGCCATTTGACGGACCTGACCATTATTAAACGCAACGCCGCCAATCAACGCTTTTTCAAGTTGCAGGGCGAGCTCAGTCTGCTTCTTCTGCTTCTCATATTCGTACAGATCAGCAACGCCATACTGTTGTACTGCTTCGGCAGTGCCAGAAACTTCGATAGAATCGTCGAAAATTTGCGTATAGTTCTGATGTGGTGTACGTGATTTGTAACGAGCAGCGCGTGCATCTGCACCTTCGACACCTTCAACGAACTGAACTTCGACTTTTGCGCCATCAGAAATAGCTGCCGGAGTTGTGCTCGCATATCCACGAGTTACGGTCAGCGTTTTGGATCCTGTATCAACTGCCGATACATACAGTAATTCATCGCCGATTTTGATTACGTGACCAACGCGGAATGGTTCAACGTCGGCTACTACGAGTGATGTATCAGTTGCTAGTTTCGCTCCGGAAATAGTCGATTTATCTCCGAAAAGTTCATCTTCGAACCACTGATGAGTCGTTTGAGTTACGGGTTGACCGAAACCGCAAAGGCTGATCAGCGGAGTTTGATACGGATTTAGCAGTAGCATTTCGTCTACTACGGACAACTTCTTACCAATTAAGGAAGCGTCATATGCTTTAGTCATTAATTTCACTCCATTTTGTAGTTTTGGGCATCAAAAAGGCACCCGCTATTTGCGAGTGCCTTGAGCTTTCGAATTTAATTACTTACTAAGTTCACGTTTCAATTGCGCGTATGCCATCTTATCCTCAATACGACCACTTTTTCTTGCCTTTTCGCTTGCTTCCGCAAGTAGCTGATCAGAAGTCTTGTCCGCTTTATCGTGGCTGTCATTAGTCGCACTACCGATTGGATTCGGCTTTTCTTTCGCGACTAGAAATGGTTTAGATTCGATTAGGGCGTTTACTAAGTCATCAACTCCATTGATCGAACCATCTTCCGTAACCTCCACGCTGGATAGATCTGCGAGTTGATAAGCGTCGTCAACATACGCAATTCCGTTTTTTGTCGCGGCAGTAATAAACGCATTATGAATCTTTTCGGTTTTTACTGCCGACTTCATTGTTTCGATTTCCTTCGTTAAGGAGTCGCGCTCTTCTTGCGCCTTTTTCGCAAGTTCTTCGGCCTTTTCCTTTTCGGATAGCTCGGCCAGTCGTTTTTCTTCGGCTTGTTTTTCAAAGTCGCTAACTTTCGTTTTTAATTCGTCGTAATCGGAAAACTTCTTATGTTCTCGTGTGATTCGATCTGCTAAGATACGATCGATATCTGCTTGCGTAAATGTCTTTTCTTCTGGCTTCGGTTCTTCTTTCGATTTATTTTCCGGTTCCTCAACCGTAGTAGTTTCGTCTTTTATTTCTTCGCTCATTTCGTATAACCTCCGTTTATTAAGCGCCGTCGCGCGTCTGATTCCGTTTCAGTTTAACGTCGTAAACGTTTGGACACTTCAATCAATTAAGCCATGATACCTGCTGCTTTAAGTTTTGCTAGTAAGGCATTAAAATCAGTTACTAATGTTGCAACATCAGGAGCTGTAGAGTTTATCTGATCAGTAGCCTGTTTAACGCCACCAACTACAGACGTCGTTGCTACTAGTGGCGCGAATGTAGTCGGCTTACCAGTTACTTCAGTCCATGCCGGAACATAATTACCTGCTTTTGCGGTCGTGCCTGTTGTGCCAATGGTTAAGTTAGATGTGCCCGCGCCGATGGCTAATCTAGCTGACGGTGCATCAGCGGAGGTCAAAACCTGTTTACCTACAGCAGACGCGTCTGTAATTTGGTCAGACGTTACGCTACTACTTCCTCCTAGTGACGCATAAACGTAACGACCGTTTTCGTCCTTAGTCACAAGAACGTGAGGGATCGCTTTAACCCCATCAATATCTTCGTCAATTACTGCGGACACACCACGAGAATCGACTGAGATTGGTGTACTAATTCCATTATCTATAGGCAAATTTAATCACTCCTGTTAATATTTACTTGGATCTCGTATAGCACTTACGGTATGTTTGCAGTTTGGATGAAAGATACCGTAACTACCACCGTACAAATCGTCAAGTAACGGATAATCACCGGGGGCATCGGCTGTTAATTTAACAATACGACCTTCCCACGGCCCACACCGATCTTTAGCACCATGACTGCTAATAATCCCGCACTGAGCATCACGACTTAGTGCTTCTGTTTGCATTGCTTCCATCGTCAGCCTTAGCATTTTTGTTCGCGTAGCCATATCTACGTAAACACTCGGCTTCCATCGGCGACCTGACTTATCGATAATTCCCGAATTAAGCGAGTCACCAAGTCGCTGACGCAGTCTCGTAATCGCATCGGCGTTCATCGTACGCCTTCCGTTTACCCCTCGCGACAAATTGCCACGTAGCACTTCCCCGTATGTTTGGCGTACAGCTGATCGCACTTTACGATCAACATTCTGCGTTACGGCAAGTAGATCCGACTGAGTGTCGGACATTGCCGCTTTTAAAAGTTCATCCGATACTTTTTTTGATTTTATCGCTGCCAGTGCTGCTTTTTTGGTTGCTTCGTCACCTAACGATATAATCGCCAGCACTGCGCCAGCAATCGCAGCATCAGCCATGTGGATGGAAATCCATTTTGATGAGTCATCGTTTAACTGCGCTAATATATCGTGTACTTGACGCAAGATAGCCGCCTGCTGGCGAGGTGTAAACCGTGATAAATCGATATTATCGAGGACGCGGCGAATATCACCGATTGATTTATCGTACAATGCCGTCAACTTCGCGATCTCTTTATCGAAATCCGGCTCATTCGGCATCATCCGCTACCACTTCCGCTATCGGCTGGTTGCTGAAAGATCGACGCGTCCACGGTGCCACTCATCCGTTCTTCATCGGACTGAATACGTGATATAATCTCTTCCGCCTGCTGATCGTCAACTTCGGACTCAGCCTTTATCGCCGAGTGTTGATCGAGAGTTGGCTTTCCACCGGTTCTAATCTGCATGATTTCAGCAAGTTCTTTCTCATCACGAGGAATTCCGTCTTTCCACTGTATTGTCGGATAAGTAGGCGTATATTTATCAAAACCTGCTACACTCTTATTAGCTGCAAGTTCGAGCAACTGTGCTTTCCATAGCGCGTTCCGAATAGCTTTATCATAATGAATGCGTATTCGCTTCACTTTCGATAAAATCGGCATGAACCGTGCTTTAATTGATGAGCTATCAGTGTGTGATGTACCGGTACCGCCGTGATCCGATGACGTTGATGTACCGAATAACCATTGCGGTGTTTCTGACATCTGAAACACGGTGCCGATTAGCAGATCGAGTTCCTTAAACGCCGCATCAAGCTGTCCATTCCATGTAATAGCACCTGGAATCGCGTCATCTTTCGTGAGTGGAATATATCGACCACCAAATCGTGCTGTTGATCCTGCTGACTCGTCTAAGTCAGGGCCATACAATGTTGGGTCGCTATGTTTCCACAAGATATAATCGATCTGCGTCAGACGATCATTAATTGCGGCAAGTGTGGATTCGATCTTTTCTATGCCGCTGATACCTTGCCACTCATCATCTACCGATTTATATGGTGCGTGATCAACGAGGATCATCGGTACGCCTGTTTCCTCAACATCATTATCGCGTCCAGTAGGTATTCGTTCACCAATGGTAAACACCTGTAAAGGAACGCCATACTCATGATTAATTTGTGGGTCATACAGTGCATATCGTTCATACGTGATATATCCAGGAACATGCCGCTCAACATTAAGAAACGGATTTTCATCATTTTCAGTTTCCACCCATTCAACCCACGCGATATTTACTGCCTTGAATTTTTTCACGTTACCACGCGATGTCTCAGGGAAAACGTAATCTGCGCGAACATGTTCGATAATCGGGCCCATTTCTGCATTGTCCG